ACAATCAACAACGAGAACTGGTCATGCCCGGAGGTCATCCCAACGAAATAGGGCATAAAATGATTGCAGAAAAGTTGATTTCTACCATAGATGATGTTACAATGTAAGAATGCTCGACATTCTTGGATACTTACCCGCCAAACGAAAATCTAGTGCATCGGGGTGGATCAGTTTTAATGCTGTGTGTTGTGAACACAACGGCGACACACCAGATCGCAGAAGCCGCGGCGGAATCAAAACATCTGAACAGGGCTGGAGTTATCACTGCTTCAACTGCAACTACACCGCTAGCTTTATCCTTGGCCGTACTGTAAGTTTCAAGGCCCGCAGGCTCTTGAGCTGGATGGGTGTGCCCGAACGTGAAATAGAAATGTTGAATCTTGAAAGTCTGCGGCACCGGAGCATACACGGCATTCTAGATGATAGACAACGCACCGTGGATATTCTAGCAGATATCAAGTTTGAAGAACGAGACCTGCCGCCATTCGCTGAACTGATTGGTAGCACAGGACTGCATCGCGACTATGTGAGATCAAGATGTGTGCCAGATGATTATCCTGTGATGACACAAACAAATCCAGAAGCCTGGCCCGCCCGTGATCAAGTGATCATACCATTCACACATCACAACAGCATTGTGGGACACACTGTTAGATTTCTGGATGATCGTAATCCACGCTACATCAATGACATGCAGCCAGGCTATGTGTTTGGCACAGACCTGTTGCGTCCTGACTGGACTCAGGTGATTGTGACTGAAGGTATCTTTGATGCACTTAGCATTGGCGGTGTTGCCTTGATGCACAACACCATAAGTGATGCTCAAGCTAGATTGATTCGCAATCTTGGTCGAGAAATCACAGTGGTACCCGATCAAGATCTAGCAGGTATGGAACTGGTGGATCGTGCTGTGGAACTGGGCTGGGCTGTGAGCATGCCCGCATGGCCCCGGGAAGTCAAGGATGTGAATGATGCTGTCAAACTGTATGGGCGCCTGGGCACATTGCTAACTATAATTGACGCTAGAGAAACATCCAAGATCAAAATTGAATTACGAAAGAAACAACTTGTTAAAAGACTACAGCACTGATGTTCAGAAACTATTCCTAGAAATGATGCTGGAGGACGCCGCCAGCTACGTTCGGGTGCAGAACATCTACAATCCAGAAAATTTTGATCGCAATCTAAGAACCGCTGCGGCGTTTATCAAGGAGCATTCAGAACAGTTCAAGACTCTGCCAGATCGAGCACAGATCGCTGCGGCCACAGGCATCAAGTTGAATGCAGTGCCAGACTTGAACGAAGGTCACTATGACTGGTTCATGACTGAGTTTGAAGCATTTACACGACGCCAGGAACTAGAACGTGCCATTCTAAAAGCAGCAGACTTGCTGGAAAAAGGCGACTATGATCCTGTGGAAAAACTGATCAAGGATGCTGTGCAGATTTCCCTGACCAAGGACATGGGTACAGATTACTTTGCAGATCCAGCAGCCAGGATCAACAAGTATTTCAATTCAGGTGGACAAGTTAGCACAGGTTGGCCGCAAATGGATCGACTGCTGTATGGTGGATTCAGTCGTGGTGAACTCAACATCTTTGCAGGTGGTTCGGGCTCGGGTAAATCCTTAGTCATGATGAACATTGCCCTGAACTGGTTGCAGCAGGGCATGAGTGGCGTGTATATCACACTGGAACTATCAGAAGAACTCACAAGTTTGAGAACAGACGCCATGCTCACAAACATGAGCACCAAAGAAATACGCCGTGACATTGACTCAACAGAACTCAAGGTCAAGATGGTGGCCAAGAAATCCGGACAGTATCGTGTGAAAGGCTTGCCGGCACAGAGCAATGTGAATGATATCCGTGCATATCTAAAAGAAGTACAGATACAAACAGGCATCAAAGTGGACTTTGTGATGGTGGATTATCTTGACTTGGTCATGCCTGTGAGTGCTAAAGTTAGTCCCAATGACTTGTTTGTGAAAGACAAGTATGTATCGGAAGAGCTGCGTAACCTGGCTAAGGAACTGGGCGTGTTGTTGGTAACAGCAAGTCAGTTGAACAGATCAGCAGTGGAAGAAATGGAATTTGATCACAGCCACATTTCAGGTGGTATCAGTAAAATCAACACAGCAGACAATGTGTTTGGTATCTTTACCAGTCGCTCCATGAAAGAGCGTGGCAAGTATCAGATACAGTGTATGAAATCTCGAAGCTCGACCGGCGTTGGTCAAAAAATTGATTTGGAGTACAACATTGAAACCATGCGCATTACTGATGAAGGTGGGGACGAAAACGGTCATAACAAACCACAAAGTTCAATCATGGACTCAATTAAGGCCCGCAGTCAAGTCGCGCCTGCTGACAGCGGCAGTAGTTCGCAGCCCTGGGAAAAGCCCAGACCACGAGACGGTCATGATCCTTTGAGTGGTCGAGTCACAGCAGATGTACAAAGCAACAAACTCAAGCAGTTGCTGGGGCAAATCAAAGCTGCATGATATACCTAGATTTTTTTTCTGGAAGCCATGGACATTTTTTAGAATACGTGATAAACACCTGGCTACACAAGGGTCCAAGGGTACATAATATTTTTACTGAGCACGGATCTTGCCATCAAATTCGCAATGACAAAAATTACATGGCGCACAGGATAGTAGAAGCTGCACATTATACTGAGTTTGATATATCACAAAATACTCCAACCAAGGTAGTTAGAATCAACATTAGTCAGGACTGGGCCAACTGGATATATCAAATCAATGTCATGAGCCGAGCCGGCGATATACCTTTAGAAAAAAAAATAAAACTAACCCCAGAATCAGTGAGACATAGTCCTGTAAAACTTAGAAATGAGTGGTATGCTAAATTTAATTCAACTGTTGATGGATATTCTTTGCCAGATAATTGGCGCTGGCCCGACGCAGTAGTTTTTGAATTTAACATGGAAAGTTTGTTTGATCTAGTGGAATTTTATAATGAACTGTATCGCCTGGCCAATTTTTTAGAAATAACATTCGTACCCGACCGGGAGCTAAGTGATTTATTGGAAGAATTTTTAACTAGAAACCAAGGATGGCAATATTACAAAGAATGCAAACACTTGGCACATGCCGCAATTGCAGGAAACAATATTGAATTTTTTAGTAATGAAATATCTCAGGCATTAATCAATAGTTTGTTGTCAAAGTCCATTGGAATATTTGATGGAGAGTTGTTTGATAATAATAATTATCCTACATCCACCTGTCAGATATGGAACATTGTGGATCAACACTTAAAAACTTTTGATCAAAGATTTTGATATGAAGAAAATCTTTTGTTTTGGTGACGGATTTGCAACCGGGCATATATGGCCAGAGTGGCCTCAGATTTTACAAACGCTGGTGCCCGAACATCAAGTAATCAATACCGCAGGAATTGGAGCAGGTACTGAATTTTTAGTCTCAGGATTTGTTGATCTATTAGATCAGATGCATGATAGCATAGTAATCTTTCAGTGGCCGACCGCTGACAGATTTGATAAGATAATCGAAGATGACTCCTGGCAAGAGATTATTGCCAACGACCCAACGTATCATTTCAACGTCAATGTAGATTTGCAAGGAAAAAACTGGTGGTTAAGTAGTGCTAGCAAAGTTCAGGAGGTCCAGCATTACCACAGCCTTTATGTACAACAAAGCCAACACAATCGTAGACAACAAGTATATCATGCACTAGTATCGCAAACAGCTGAAAATTTAAATTGCCAAATAGTTCATACAAGCACAGACTCAGAAAATTTTTTTAGTAAAAATAATCAATTTAGCACAACTAGGCAAGCAGAAGTGCAACCGTCGCCGATTGTACATTTTCATTGGTTAATAGAACAAATTATTCCTCAGATCAATGTTACTATTGATCCAAATTTACAAAAAGAATTAGAGTCACTAATCAATCAAACACAGTGGATTCCATATGATCTGGATAGAGAATCAATCTGGGCAGAAATAAATAATCGACTCAAGTCTAACTAACTCTAGTTGAAATCAAAAACCGATAAATAATGTCAAAGGTCTGCAATAAAAATCATGCAAAAACGCACCCGTAGTTTGTTAGAAGAATTAGATTCCATGTATATCGAGCGTGAACGCGATCTAGTGATTGAGAGTCGGGCATCAAATGTCATAGCCAGTGCTATCAACTTGCTGGAGCAGATTGATGCTACATACACACCCGAGCAAGCAGAAAATCTCACACGCAAACTGCTGAATTCTATCCGTACCCGGGACGCAGGACGTTTTGCTAGAACCGTTAGAAAAACTCCAACAAGCACATAAACTCAACAGGATCAAGATGAAAATTTTCGAAGGCGGCAATGTATTCAAAGACCCCCAAGGCCAACCACTGACACAACGCATCAATCAAGCTGACGTTGCCGCTACCATTGCCTGGGTGGAACAAGTTACAGGTATTGAATTTCCTGAAGATCGTTGGTTGGGCAGCACTGGCCGCAAGGCCACATCTGGTGACCTGGATCTAGCTGTGGATCTTGGAGAAACAACCAAAGAACAGGTGGCAGCCGGGCTAACACAATGGGCCACCAGTCAAGGACTCGACCCTCGTGAATGGGTTCGTAAATCAGGCGAAGTGCATCTTAGAACTCCCATCGGCGGAGATCCCGAAAAAGGATTTGTACAGACTGATTTTATGTTCTTTCCCAACCTGGATTGGGGCACATTCTATTATGGTGGATCTGAAGGATCAGCCTACAAGGGCATGAATCGCAATGTGCTGCTGAGCAGCTTGGCCAAACAAGCCGGACTCAAGGTGGGCGCAAATGGCATGATCAGCCGCACCACAAATGAACTGGTCCGAGGCGGTCAAGATCCAGACTATGTGTCTGCGGTATTGCTGGGCGGCACTCAGGACCGAGCTGCACTAAAGAATGTAGAATCAATTTATGCTGCTCTAGCAAAGGACCCCGACCGTGACGCCAAGCTCAAAGACTTTCGTGAATATCTAGCCCGTGAAGGCCTTAAAGAACCCGAAATGCCTGTAAAAGAAAATGATGTTAACTTCTTGGCCAGACTACGGGACAGAATAGTAAATCAAGGCATGCAGCAATTGATCGAAGCCAAGCCCTTGTATCAGATATACGAACAAGAGCCCACTGCGGTGGGCGGCCAAGCCAAGGGTATTGAGCATCTGGAAGACTATGTGTTCCGTCAAGGAACCGCGGGTGTTGACCGTGCGCTGGCCATTGCTGATTCTTTTTACAAACAGCCCAAACAAGGGTCAGTCAAATGGGACGGAAAGCCTGCTGTGGTATTTGGTCGCAAGCCCGAAACCGGAGAATTTGTGCTCACAGATGATGCAGGATTCGGTGCAGTTGGATATGATGGCCTGTTTACCAGTACCGATGCTGTGGCTGACCACATGGCACAGCGTGATGCCAATGCTGCTGCCAAAGGCAATCAGGCCACCCGAGTGCAGACACTGTTGCCAGTGTATCAGAGTATCTGGCCATATTTGGAAGCTGCTACTCCAGAAAACTTTCGTGGCTATGTCAAGGGCGACCTGTTGTACAGTCCCGAAAAGCCCTGGGAAATAAACGCAGGTCTGGTGGAATTCAAACCAAACACTGTGGAATACAGAATTCCAGTTGCCAGCAAACTGGGCAAGGACATTGCAGGATCTCAAGTTGGTGTTGCTGTGCATACCATGTACGAAGATGCAGGCGCTGCCAAGCAGCCACTCAGCAGAGTCAAGTTTAATCCTGTGCCCGGCCTGTTGTTGATCGAACCCATATATGCTAAGCCTGTGGAAACAGCAGATCCCATTGTCAAACAAATCAAGTCACTGTTGCGCCAAAACCGAGCAGTCATGAACACCTTGTTTAATCCTGCTGAACTACGTGCCATGAAAATAACTGACTTGGCCAAGCTGGCAATAGACTACATCAACAAACGTGTGGATCCAAACCATGCAGCATACACTGGCAATTTTAGTGATCTTGTGCCGGGATTTCTAGCCTGGCTGCAACAGACTCAAACACCGCAAAAGTACAACAACATTCTGCAATATCTGCGCAGCCCTACCAGCAATGAACAAGCCTTGGCTGCTGCCTTTGTGTTGTTTGAATTGCTGCATGATCTGAAACTGGACCTGTTGACCAAGCTGGATGCACAAGTGCCCGGCAACGAAGGATGGGTGTTTGCAACCCCTGCAGGCTATGGTAAAGCAGTAAATCGCTTTGATTTCACAGCCAGAAACAAAGCTCGAAACAACCCACCAAGCCCTTAATTTTTATCAAGATCGATAAATAAAAGTAGGGCAAGTAGCCCACTTACTTAAGGAGACTTTAAATGTCAGGATTTACAAAAACAAACGGCACGAATCAACCAGTATTCAACATGGATACAGCCAATGGCAACATTGGCGGAACAGCTAACATTGCTGCAACTGGTTCAGTTAACTTCCAAGGTCCCAAGCTGGATTTCTTCAGCTTGGTTGCCAATGGTGCGTTGACTACATCAGCAAACGTGAATGGCTATATCAACAATGTGTTGCAAGCTATTCAGACCAAGGGCACTGTGGCCATGTATCAAGTTAGTCCAGCAGCACCAACAGTGTTGAACTTGGCTATCTATCCAACAGGCGCATACACTGCTGCCACATTGTTGACCACTGCTAATACCAGTGCCACAGTGGCATCTGGTGGTCAGAACTTGGAATTGAGTTCAGCAGCCGGCAATGCAGTGTTCACTACTGCTGCTACCAACTTTGCTCCTGTCTAATACTAGATAGTAGTAAAAAATCAAGGCCCTGGTTTATTTCCGGGGCTTTTTTTTGGCCGTAAATACTCCATGGCATATAGTATTTGTGTATTGACTGATTTTGATTGTAGACCCACTGGTGTTACAGGACATTTTCGAACAAGCGTCTTGCCGTTTGTGGACCGAGCAGATCAATCAATAACCAATTTTGAATCCTGGAACAGCAGTAGAAATCAACAACGCAACTGGGAAACTATATTGCAATTGATAGGACTGTACACACAGCCGCAGCACATATCTAACATACGAATGCAAAACGGTCGTTGGGAATTTGAGTTTGAAACAGAGTTTGATGATGTGTTCAGACTCGATGAAGATCCAGTGGGCTTGCTCAAACAGGCATGCCGCGGCGTTCCAATCATCAACTATGTTCAGCAACAACTGACCACACTACTACAACCAGACGTGAACATTTGGTTCTATCCAAAAGGCCATAAATAATTCATGGACACAACAGAAATCGAAAAGAAGAGCCTGGAAGCGCATGTAGAGCTCTGCGCCGAACGTTATCGCCATCTAGAACTGCAACTAGATTCTGCCAATTCTGCTATCAGTCGACTAAAAGACATGACAGAAGAAGTTCATGCCATGATGCATAAAATTGTGGACAATCGAAACAATCAATTGATAAACTGGGGACTTGGATCTATTGGGTTCTTGTTGGCCACTGTTGGTTGGTTGTTATCACACTACGTATTCAAATGAAAGCCAGCCGCAAATTGGCCGCCCTGGCCGAAAGAGAACTGCCTCATCTGCTGGAAAACGTCATTGTAGAAGACGGGGAAAAATATCGTGCTTTTGGCAAATACACAATACAGCCCAGAGATCCGGGATTTGACGTTTCCATAAGAGACGATGCTGTGGGCAAATTTAGCACTACTAAATCTGCACTTGCCTGGTGCATAGCCGACAGATTAAACTATTTTAATCTTGCTAGACAAATACAAGAGCTAGATCAATCACTCACACGATTGCGCAATGATATTTACATCCGTAAGAACATTGCAGATCGTATGTCGGGAACTGCCTGGGAAACTGTAATAACCAAAGTATCCTACCGACAAGACCAAAGTCAACTGCTGGAACAAGAGTTGACAAAATGTATAAATTTGGCTAAATACTGGCAACTACGAGGAAACTCAAATGAAACTAAACGAACTGGCCGTAACACGCCCCACACAACAAATCGCTAAGGTATTCGAGAGTCATTTTGATCAACAAGTTCAATTTGACTCAATGAATCGCGGTCAACTGCACAACATGTATCGCAAGGTACGTGGGGTATTATCTGAACACAGAAGCGGCCCTGCACGTCACACCAGTGAGCGTGACCCTGCTTACCTGAAATTGATGATGATGGAACAGGCACTTGCAGAAAAAATCTACGAAGATGAAATGGCCGCTGCCAACACTGCTGCCCCTGCACCGGGAGTAAATCCCCAACAGGCTGCTGCCATGGCTGCCAAGCAAAAGATGGACCAGAAGACACAGATACAAAAAGAACTTGAAGATCTGAAAAAACAAGTGACCGACAAGCAGAACGAACTTACCAATCTCAGCAGCACTACCTCAGTGCAAGAACGTCGTCGTGCTCAAACTTATGGATACTATCTTAGCGAAAGCGAAGTTCAGCAAGCCCAAGTAGTTCTGGCTGCACAAGACATGGTTGACAAAATGCAAGGCATGATTGAAGACACCACTGAGATGCAGTTCAAAGAATTGCCAGCCTTGGTTGATTCAATTAAAAATCAAATTGGTGCAGATCAAGCAGCTCAGTTCAACAATGATGCACAAGCAGCATTGACCGGACTGGTTCAGAATCTGCAAGGCAGCAAACAACAGCTGGAACAAGCTCTTGGTGTGGTAACTGGTCAAGGCCCTGTTGAAATGCCCGGAGCTGAAATGGCTCCACCTCCACCAGCCGGCGAAGAACAAATTGACGTGAGCATGACTGCACCCTCTCCTGAAGAAGAACTAGATGCAGCAGCCGTTGGCCCTGCAGCATCTCTAGGACGAGAGCGCAGATAATGCGAATTGATGAAGTAGCTGTAGACGACACCGCAGACAAATTACTGGCCCTGGCCCAATTTGCTGTGGGCCGTGCCACAGATACTTCTGCAAAACTACAAATGCCTGTTCAGGCATTTATCAATCGTGCTAAAAATATTGGGATTGATATCACTCCTGATACTTTGCAAAGCCTAGTTGGCCAACCGCCCTTGAGTGGCATAATAGAACCCATGTCGCCAGATGCTACTGAATTGATATTCAAAGGCGGCGAACAACCTGGACCCACTGCTATGCCGGTAAATCAAGCACAAAATATTGTGGCACAGGCTGCAAAATCGGCCATGAACAAAGACCGTAATCTCGGTTGATTCAAACTGGTTGACTAGTCAGCCTGTTGGTAGTATACTCAACAAAAGGAACCTGTATGGCTTATTCAAATCAAGTAATCGATCACTACGAAAATCCACGCAATGTGGGCAGCTTTGAAAAAGGCGATGTAGACGTTGGCACAGGCATGGTAGGAGCACCTGCCTGCGGTGACGTAATGAAGTTACAAATAAAGGTTGACAATGATACAGGTATTATTACAGATGCAAAATTTAAAACGTATGGCTGCGGATCGGCTATTGCGAGTTCGAGCCTCATTACCGAATGGGTCAAAGGAATGCACATCGACAAAGCAGGAACAATCAAAAACTCCGACATTGCCGAAGAACTAGCATTACCTCCGGTCAAGATCCACTGTAGCATCCTGGCTGAAGATGCCATCAAGGCCGCAGTAGCAGATTACAAAAGCAAGCATGATCTCCTTAACTGATGATGCTGCTAGAAAAATAACTCAAACCATTCAACGTCGCGGCCATGGTATTGGTATTCGTGTTGGTGTAAGAACCACAGGTTGCTCAGGACTTGCTTATGTGTTGGAATATGTAGATACAGCACAACCTGAAGATATCTGCATTGACTGTGCCAACTGCAAATTGTTTGTTGATCCCAAAAGTTGTGCCTATCTTCAAGGACTTGAAGTAGACTACACAAGACAAGGTCTCAATGAAGGATTTGAATTTTCAAATCCCAACGAACGCGACCGCTGTGGTTGTGGAGAAAGTTTTAGAGTTTAAATGATAGTCAACCGATACAACTACACGCCCATCAATAGAGAAACCATAGACGGCAAACGACACTACTGTTTGCCCGACGGCAGCAAGGTACCCAGTGTAACCACAATACTGGACCGAACCAAGTCAGAAGAAAAACGTCAGGTCCTGGCCAACTGGCGCCGGCGGGTGGGCGAACAAAAAGCACAAGAAATTACCACAGAAGCAGCCAACCGTGGCACACGCATGCATGCGTATCTTGAGCACTACATGTTGAATGATGACATGAAACCCTTGCCCGGCAATCCTTTTGCACATCCTTCATGGTTCATGGCAGCAGAAGTTATTCTACAAGGACTGTGCCATGTGAATGAATTTTGGGGTGCAGAAGTTCCTGTGTATTATAGTGGGTTATATGCCGGAACCACAGACTGTTTGGGCGTATGGAAAAACAAGCCTGCTATCATGGATTTCAAACAGACCAACAAACCCAAAAAACGTGAATGGATTGATGATTATTTTGTGCAGTTGGCAGCGTATGCAGCAGCACACAACGAAACCCACGGTACTGCCATTGACTGCGGCGTTATTTTGATGGCTCAACAGCCCGATGTACTAGCAGACGGTAGCCTGGGCAAGCCCATATACACCGAGTACGTGATTGAGGGAGACGAGTTTGCACACTGGACCAATGAGTGGATGAAACGAGTTGAGCTGTATTACGCCACACGCTAAATACAGCACAGAATCAGGATTCATATGGCAATTGTACAAGTTAGTCGCATCACAAACCGTAAAGGTCTAGCAGAAAATCTGCCGCAATTGGCCGGTGCAGAATTGGGCTGGGCTATTGACGAACGCAAATTATACATCGGCAATGGCACCCTTCAGGATGGCGCACCGGTTGTTGGCAATACTGAAGTTCTCACAGAGTTCTCAGATTTGCTGTTGGTAAATGGAGCATACACCTACCAAGGTGCTGCTGCTGGATACACTGTGCAAACTGGTGCCACGTCAGGCAGTCCAGTTAGTTTGAGTTTACAAAACTGGTTGGATCAATTTGCCAGCGTCCTGGACTTTGGTGCAGTAGGCGATGGTGTCACAGACGATACGGCTGCTATCAATCGCGCATTGTACCAGTTGTTCTGTAGAGAAATCAATCCACAAATTCGCCGGTCGTTGTTCTTCCCGGCCGGCGTTTACTTGGTTACTGAATCAATCATAATTCCGCCTTATGCCAGACTCTACGGCGAAGGTGCAAACTCTAGTGTTATTACGCTGGACACTTCAAGCCCTACAAGTACCTTGAGTGAATACGTGGCCAGATTTGGCGACAGTCTACAACAGACAGGTGTAAACATTGGAAATAACGGTGCTATTGCACCTACCAATATTGAAATTGCTTTCCTAGGATTCCAGTCATTGGCAATCACAGACATCATGCTGGTACAGGATGCTAGTTTTTGCACATTTACCGATGTTGGTTTTAACGGACCGTTGGTTCAGGCCGATCTTGTGACAGATGCTGACAATATGGCATGTGTGCGGTTTGACTCAACTCTGAGTTTGATCTGCAACAACATCACCTTCCGTAGATGCAGTTTTACAGGCGCCACCTGGGCATTCAACACTGCCAACGAAACGCAAGGGTGTGTGGTAACTGAAAGCCAATTTGACACATTGTTCCAAGGTGTGCTGTTGGGTGACCCGACGCCTGTGAATGGTGGACCAACTGGATTCCGAATCCTGGGCAACAGCTTTGATAACATCTATGCTGAAGGTATCAAAATTGCTGCCAACACCGGACTCAATGCTTCGGGCTACAATGTGTTCTATGACGTTGGCAACCACTTTAATGGAACCACAAGTCCAGCCACATCAGTAATCAACTTCCTGGGTGAACAAAATGTCAGCATAGGTGACATGTTTGAACGTACTGCTGTTTATGCTACCACCTATCCACGAATCAACATAAATGATGGAGTTAATCTTGCGTATGAAAGTGCTGACCAAATCAAACAAGGCACCTATGTAAGAGAAACGGGTCAGGCACTGACCTTGGTGGACAACACTGCCGGTCAAGTTATAACCACATTTGATGCGACCAAAATTCGTGCAGTACAAATCAATTACACTATTGTGAGAACAGTTGACATTCAAACCGGAGTGTATTTTATTGTGGCAGGCACAACTAGCTCGGGCACAGGATTAACTGGACAAGATACCAGTGTAAATAATGGCACAGGTCCGGGTGTGACATTTGCTGTGAGCGAAACAGCCAGTGTGGTATCCTGGACTGCAACCACTTCCAGTACCGGTAATGCTGGTACTATTCAATATTCAATAACCCACCTAGCATAAAAAGCGATGTGGCTCCCCACTTTTGCTCAACGGCTCGACAGTTGGTCACAACTCCGGGCCCAAGCCGCACAGGTCGATTCAGAATCTGCACTGCACCTGATTAATGCCTGGTGGTTTTGCGCTCCGTGGCGTGCTTACCATTTGCACTGGGATGATCGGCCCACTTGGCCAGATCCCTGGCAACTATTGAGCGACAACATGTACTGCGGCCTTGCTCGCGGACTGGGAATCATGTATACTATAGCTATGCTGGACCACTCGGAAATGCAGGATTCCCATCTAGTAGACACTGGAAGTGACAATTTAGTCCTAGTTACCCAAAAGAAATATATATTGAATTGGGGGCCGGAACAAGTGTTAAATATCAACCCAGGACCTTATAAAGTTCATCATAGTGTTTCGCTACAAGAAATAAAACAACAAATTAAATAATAATGAAAACAATCACAGTACAAAAGCGCAATGGCCTTCGTGAGCCGTTGGCGTTGGAAAAATGGCAGACACAGATTGCAAAAGTATGCGCAGGCATTGCAGATGTTAGTCAAAGCATGGTAGAAATCAAGGCACAATTGCATTTTTATGATGGCATCACCACTAGAGAAATAGACGGTATCACGCTTAGAGCCATTGTTGACTTGATTGACGTGGAATCAAATCCCGGAGTTGGGCACACCAACTATCAGTTTGTGGCCGGCAAGCAACGACTATCAATGTTGAGAAAAGACGTTTATGGTACCTACACACCTCCTCACCTGTATGACATTGTGAAGACCAATGTGGCCACAGGCTTGTACACTCCTGAGTTGTTAGAGTGGTACACCGAAGATGACTGGAACCGCATGAATGACATGCTGGATCATGCCAAGGACGAACAATACAGTTATGCAGCTATTGAGCAGCTGATTGAAAAGTACCTGGTAAAAAATCGTTCAACAGGACAAACTTATGAAACTCCACAAATTAGATACATGGTCGCGGCCGCTACTGTATTTCACTCAGAAGAACCGAACACAGCGAGAATGCGCTATATCAAAGAATATTACAATGCAGCGAGTGATGGTCTTTTTACTCTTGCTACTCCTGTTCTGGCTGGCCTGGGGACTCCTACTAAACAATTTTCGAGTTGCGTCCTTATACGCAGCGATGACGACCTCGATAGTATATTTGCTTCGGGCGAAATGATGGCCAAGTATGCCAGCAAACGTGCTGGCATTGGCTTAGAGATTGGTAGACTACGTCCGTTGGGTTCACCCATTCGCGGTGGCGAAATCATGCACACAGGTATGATACCATTCTTAAAAAAATGGTTTGGTGACCTGCGCTCATGCTCACAAGGTGGCATTCGCAATGCCTCAGCCACAGTGTTCTATCCCATCTGGCATCATCAGTTTGATGACCTTATTGTACTCAAGAACAACCAAGGCACAGAAGAAACTAGAGTCAGACACATGGATTATGGAGTGGTCCTCTCCGCCTTCTTCTGGAGACGATTTAAGAATAAAGAGATGATCACATTCTTTGATCCTAATGAAGTGCCAGATCTGTATCAGGCATTCTACAGCAATACAGAACTGTTTGAAGAACTCTATGTCAAATACGAAAAGCGCAAGGACCTTCGCAAGAAGACCATGAGTGCAGAAGAAGTATTCAAGGGTGGCATCTTGAAAGAACGCACAGACACTGGCCGTATCTATCTAGTGTTCATTGACAATGTGATGAAGCAGGGTCCATTTGATCCTGAGTATCATACAATCTATCAGAGTAATCTATGTTGTGAAATACTTTTACCTACTAAGTCTTTTAAGCGCCTCGATGATGCTGATGGCCGCATCGCTTTATGCACTCTTGGTTCCATTAATTGGGGTGCCTTCCGTAATCCTGAAGATATGCGCAGGGCTTGTCGCATTTTACATAGAAGCCTCAATAATATATTGGACTATCAAGATTTCTTATCAATTCAATCCAAACTAAGCAATGACGAGATTCGTCCGCTAGGTATTGGTATTACCAACCTGGCATACTGGCACGCCAAGCGTGGCTTGCAATATGGTGAAAAGGATGCACTAGGTGAAGTCAAAACTTGGATGGAACACCTGGCATTTTACTTGACCGAAGCCAGTGTAGAACTGGCCAAGGAACGCGGCAAGTGTCTAGGCAGCGATCACACACGCTACGGTCAAGGAACATTCCCCTGGGAACTACGAGCTCAGGGTGTGAATGAACTTGCAGACTTTGCTCCAGAGCTGCCATGGGAAGCCCTGCGTACAGAAATGAAAACGCATGGGGTACGCAATGCCACACAAATGGCAGTGGCTCCTGTGGAATCCAGTTCAGTTGTAATCAACTCAACCAACGGTATTGAAATGCCTATGAGCTTGATCAGTGTTAAAGAATCCAAAGCCGGAAGCCTGACACAGGTGGTTCCAGAGTACCACAAACTCAAGAACAAATATCAACTGATGTGGGAACAGAAAGATTGTGATGGTTACTTGAAGACTGCGGCTGTTATTGCTGCTTATGTTGATCAGAGTATCAGCACCAACACATTCTACAATCCTGCACACTTTGCAGACCGTAAGGTTCCGACCACCCTGATTGCACGAAACTTGATGCAGTCACACCACTGGGGCCTGAAAACTTTTTACTACAGCCTGATCAACAAAACAGGCAGCAAGAATGTCACAGAAGATGCCCCGCTTGAAGTGATTGACTTTGACGATCAAGACGACTGTGAGTCGTGCAAACTTTAACAAAATAGAAATATAAAACAAATGTCAAAACAACAATATAACTTGGCAACACGAACCGATTACCTCAATCGCAAGATGTTCCTGGACCCTGCAGGTCCTGTAACTATTCAACGCTTTGAAGAAGTCAAATACAAAAAGATTGCAGACTATGAAGCCACAGCACGTGGCTTCTTTTGGCAACCCGAAGAAGTCAGTCTTACCAAAGATTCAAATGACTTCAAGGATGCCAGCGAAACAGTTAAGCATATCTTTACCAGCAACTTGTTGAGACAAACAGCTCTAGACAGTTTGCAAGGTCGTGGACCCAGTCAGATCTTTATGCCTGTGGTATCATTGCCAGAACTAGAAGCTCTAATCTACAACTGGACATTCTTTGAAACCAACATTCATTCAAAGAGCTACAGTCACATCATTCGCAACATCTACAACGTGCCCAAGGATGTGTTTAACACCATTCACGACACGCAACAGATCATCGACATGGCATCAAGTGTTGGCAAATACTATGATGACCTACACAGAATCAACTGTGCCAAAGAACTAGGCCAACCTGTGGAAGAAGTAGAACATGTGAGAGCAATCTGGATGGCATTGCATGCCAGCTATGCACTGGAAGCGTTCCGCTTTATGGTCAGCTTTGCCACAAGCCTGGCCATGGTAGAGAACAAGATCTTCATGGGCAATGGCAATATCATTAGTTTGATCCTGCAAGACGAGATCTTGCACAAGGAGTGGACTGCTTATATGATCAATCAGGTCATCAAAGAAGATCCACGCTTTGCCGCAGCCAAGGTTGAGTGCGAAGCTGAAGTGTATGAGTTGTATCTGGATGTGATCCGTGAAGAAAAGGGCTGGGCAGACTACCTGTTCAACAAGGGACCTGTGATTGGACTCAATGCCAACATTCTCAAAGACTTTGTGGACTACACAGCCGTGGGCGCACTCAAGGAAATTGGTATCAAGTATCAGGAACCTGCACCTCGCTCGACACCTATTCCTTGGTTCAACAAGCATGTGAACACATCAAACAAACAAACTGCACTGCAAGAGTCTGAAAGCACTAACTATGTTATTGGAGTCATGAGCGATCAGCTGGACTACGATGCACTACCGGAGTTATAAAATGAAAACTCAATGCACGATCTGCCCACTAGAGGGCTCACATTACACACAATTTTGCTCACTGCTTCCTGTATATCAGTTAGCAAATACAGTGCATGAATGTCAATATCAAACTGAATGTTCACAAATTAGAGAGTCAATAGAACTACAAAAGGAATTAGAAAAAGCATGACAACCGCAATTGTATGGTCAAAAGACCAATGCCCCTATTGCGACCAGGCCAAAACGCTACTGGAATCTCGAGGCATTGAATATGAAGAACGCAACGTGAGCCAGGACTGGACACGTGAACAACTACTAGAAGCAGTACCAAATGCTCGAACATTACCACAGATCTTCCTGGATGAAGAACTTGTGGGCGGATTTACAGAACTTAGAAAGAAATTAACAGAATGAAACATCTCGAAGGCAGCACAGTAACTTTTAAATTGAACTCTGGCGAAGAACTCATTGCCAAACTAACACGGGCCGACGGAGATTGGCTGGAAATCAGTGCACCAGTTAGTGTAGCACCTGGACCGCAGGGCCTGGGACTAGTGCCCAGCATGTTTACTGCTGATGCAGATGAGCCAGTCAAACTAAACATCAACAACGTGGCAATTTACGCATTGACAGATGATGCAGTCAAGATGAAGTACATCGAAGCATTGACTGGAATCCGAGTGCCGGAAAAGAAATTGATAATGGGTTAACAGCCCAGTATTTCACATCCATAAATACAGCATGGGGCATAGATTTGTAATCATGAAAGGCACTGAGCTTTTTGTGTATGATCAATACAAAGATATTCCTGACGATCTAGATCATGTGATAGAATTTCTGCCCGAAATTCCACCTGAACCACACACTCAACAGCAGCACGAAGAGATAGATGCCTGGTGTGGTCTTTTTTTAAAACTTATGGAAAAGGCATATGCGACCAGTAGCAAGATTAGGTGATCCCGGAGTTCCACATTGTTCTCCCTACGTTATTGCCAACGGCAGTCCCACGGTATTTGTCAATTTAAAACCTGCTGCAAGATTAGGTGATATTAGCACAGCGCATTTACGACCCGGTAATCCGTGTCGAGGGCATGTGGCGCCAATTTCTTCAGGAAGTCCAACTGTGTTTGTTAATCTTAGACCTTTGGCACGACTGGGCGATCCCTTGGCCGCATGTACTTTTATAGCTTCCGGAAGTCCAACCGTTTTTGCAGGATAACACATGGCCATAAGTGTGTTGACTCCATTACAAATGATTGCCGGCGCCACGTTAAGCAACAACGGTGGAGTGGCCATTGCCAACACCTGGACAGCAGCAGTAACAGCCTACACCAGCACATCACTATTGACGCCATTTTTTAATACTGTGGGTAATAGTGCTGCTGCCAACATCAGTGGAAACACACTGACCAGCATGTTTACATTTTGTGCAAACACTGTGCCTGCACTAGCTGACAACACACCTGCTGCGTATGCGTCTCTAGGCACAAACACCACATCTGGATTTACTGGCATAATTACTGCCCAGGGCTCTAGCTATCTTGGCAATGGCAATGTTGCAGTTTTTGCGCAGGTGTTTGGTGCAGCACAAGGTTACATAACTTCGGTCAATCAATTTATCAACACCAGCGTAAACAGTCAGACCTATCTTGGGTCAACGTTTACCACCATGAACAGTCTTGTCACTGGCAATCTCAGTGACACCACCTTGGCCATGACAACATTTGGACTAGACCTAGAAGCACTGGGACAATTGATTGATCTTGACAATCTTGGTAATTTTGGTTCTCCAGCAGCACTGCTACGACAATTGGTTACACTGACCAATCTCACACCAAACATTCAAGCTATCTTGATTCAAGCAGGACTTGACGAAGCCAGCATTGGTAATCTAACCACTCCCAATGTCAATGTAAGTGATAGTGTACAACATCTGGCATACCTGGGCCTGCTGAATGTCACAGGTACTGACCTAGAACAGGTGTTGGCTATTTTTGGTGTGACTACCAAGAACATAAACACCATGGCAGACCTGTTGAATCCTGCAAAAATATTCCCCAACAGCATTGCCAGTCTCACAGTACGCACCTACAATCAAGATACCACGTCAGTGCTACGGGCCATCTACGACAACACACAAGGCACAGTGAATTCAAAATTGTTGATTTACTTGCCAAGATATGTGTTGACCTTGGGTACTCTGAATATAATCAGCTACGAAAGACTTGCCAGAATCATACCAGCAGACCAGGCTCTGGCCTGCAAGGCCATACAAGTTAGTCTACAACAAATAAAAAATATAAGCAATCTCAATTTATCTCAACTGGCAGTAGCATTTGCTTTCATGCAGACCACGAGAGATCTGCCATCTATATCTGCACTAGAACAGGCTGTGCCTGCTAGCGTGGCTGCATACTATTCTAATTCATATGCTACCGGCTCAGGACCAGACGGAACACTGGTAATTACTGATCTTCTTGGCGCAGCAGTCGGAGTTGACTATACAAGTGTGCTGAGCAACACCACAGTCACAATCAACAGTATGACCAGTGCAGGTATCCTGGCCGGGTTGACCGACACCTATGGCAGAATGCAAAATACTGTCAACGGAGTGTACGGCAATGCTGTTGCCGGACCAGTTACGATTCCTGCAGGCACAGGTGTTGGAGTGTATGCCAATGCTGATGCAGCATTACAACAACTAATAGCCAATGCCACAGTGCAGGTTTCTAACATATCCGCAACATACCCTACCCAATCAGGCGTTTTAAATTCTGACTTCAACTCGATGGCAGCAAAATTGATTTCTGAAAATACCAATCTTGCACTGGCCAGCATAGACATTGCCAATCTTGACGCATCGGGTCGCGGACCAGTCATGAGTTTTGTGCAAAATCTGCCTGACTACGGAATCAATACAGAAGCCAATGGTCCAGCACAGTTTATCGAAACAGTGGCTGATCTTACCACCCAAGGCGGACAAGCTATTGTGGCCTGCCTGAGAGAAGGACGTAATCTCTTGGTGCTAAACGGCGTGGGCATTGGGCAAGATACTGCCATACCCAGCGAGTATGCAGGCGTAGTTCCGCAGGCCAATCTCATACCATCCACCTATTCAGACGCAGAAGCAGCCAATCTAGTGGTAAAATAACCCTGGATGCATCACAATCCGCTAAGTAACTAGTGTGAATAGCACAAAAATTAATTTTAAGGAAAAACCTCATGAAGAAATATGCTTTAGTAATGGCCCTAGCATTGGCCGCCTCCCTAGCACAAGCTGACGCCACCGTTTACGGTAAAGCTCGTGTGTACCAAGAAAACACCAAGACCGGCACCGCCGAAGGTGTAACCGCGTTGACAAACGATTCCAGCCGTTTCGGTATCAAAGCCACAGAAGCACTTGCTGGCGGCATCACTGCTGGCGTTGTGCTTGAAACTGGCTACGGTGGCGACGCTCCTGCAGCAACCACACTGGGTGACCGCACTGCTGTTGTTGGCTTGTCTCACAAGTTGGGTTCCGTGGCCATGGGTCGTGACAAACACACCATTGCTCGCACACTTGACAACTATGACGCCATGGGCAATGCTTTTGGTTCCAGCACCGCAGTTATTCATGCTGCACAAGGTTCACGTTTGCAAAATGCAGTGTTCTTGACTGCCAAGCCTGTTGCTGGACTTTCTGCTACGTATGCAATTGCCAACAGTGAAGTTGCTGGTGGCACTACAGAATCACAAGCCAGCAGTGTTGAGTACACTGTAGGTGCTGTGAGCGCAACTGCTGCTCGTTTGACCACTGGTACCAACAGCTATTCAGGCATCGTTGGTGCTAGACTAGCTCTGGCATCTGGCACAAAAGTATTTGCGATGTATTCTGAAGACAAAGTATCTGGTGCATCAACCACTGGTAAATCAGTTGGTGTTAACCAGGCTGTTGGTGCAGTGACTTTGCTTGCTGGCTACGGTGAGAATGACACTGTCAAGGCCTACAATGTTGGCGCATCTTATGCACTGAGCAAGAACACTTTGGTTCATGCACGTTATGTCAAAGAAGATTCTGCAACCAATGTACAGAAATTTGGTGCTGGTCTAGAAGTCAACTTCTAAATCCTGCACTGTATAACGCAGTACAACAAAAACCCGCTGAGGCGGGTTTTCTTTTGGTTGACCAATAATACCCATGATGCTATAATACACACATGCAACCAGCTGCTGCCCGTTATGAAAAGTTCAAACGAAAGATGTTGTTGTACTATCATCGCAGCGAATTTACAGTGGTAGAATGGATTGTGTGGTTGGCTATTTTGGGTTGGTTGACCAATATTGCTCGAAATGCTATAATACACACATAGAGCAAAACAGGAGCAGAGAATGGACATTACTCAAGCTATCTCAATCTGTGAACAGTATCGCATTGATCACAGCGTCAGCGGGTTTTTGTTAGAAACTCTGGAATCCATGCTGGCTGCAAAACAACGCAACGAACTCACTGCTGAACAGCGAGTGGCCCTGCAAACAGTCATGAACAAAGGTATGAGCCTGATTGCAAAGGCTGAAAAATGAAATGGTTTGCTGAAACAACTGAATGGTCCGGTGACACGGCACCCAATCATGTGTACCTGATGGACGATGGCAAGAGCAAGATGTATGCCTATGTGAAGTTTGGCACAGGAGCAGCACACAAATTTCGTACGCCCATGCGGATTGACATCCGTGGACGCAAATTCAAAATTGTGCCTGATCAATGGAATGTTTCTGTTGACGTGGCACCACCTGCAGGTGAGACCTGGACCGTGGCCGGCAGCAAGGGTGAGGTTTATACCGTGACTCGGTTAAACGGCAACTTGAGCTGCACTTGCTCGGGATTTCGATTCCGCGGCCAGTGCAAGCACACAAAACAAAACGGTTGACCAATATTCGCCAATCTGTTATAATTAACGCTTAAACACAAAAGGAGTTTTAGATGCTTTATACTTTCGCTGGTACTTCCGTTCTCAAAGGCGCTGTCAAAGTTCGTTTTGCCAACTCAGAAGCTCGGGGCAAGCAATTGGCCAAGCTGGGCGACACTGATGTGAATATTGTGCCGTTGCCAAGTGCAATGGACAAGGCCGGTGCTGTGTGTTATCTGCAGAATCTAGCAGGCTTTGCTGACACTGATGCGGTGCGTGAAGCACTGGCAGGCGAAGTGGCAGTCAAACTCCGCCCTGCTAAAACTGCAAAAAAACATCTCACCAAAACTGTTCGTGTCAAGACTGCAAAGCCTGCTCGTGTTCGCCGCACTGAGCCAGTGGTTGTTACTCAAGCAGAAGTTGACGCCTTGATGGCAGCAGTATTTGGAGTTAGGTAACATGACCAATCGCAAAATTGACTTTGCTCAATTGGGTTTTAATCGATACCAAGTGTCAGACATGAACATTGTGATGAACCTGAAGACTCCAGAAGAAATTCAGGACTGGATGGTGGCAGTGGGTGCAGCGGATGTGGCCTATGCCATCAGTTTGCTGGAACAAGCTGCCTTGCTTGAGCTGGACAGTGCAACTGACACCATGAAACGTTTTCCCGAAGCAATGGCTGCAATTAGAAAGGTAATGTAATGGGACTGGACATGTATGCTTATGCTGCCGCCAAGGCAGCAACAAATGACGAAACTGGACAGCGTGAAATTGCCTACTGGCGTAAACATCCTAACCTGCATGGCTGGATGGAGCGACTTGCTGAATCAAAAGATTTAGAGTACGACTCATTCAACGGCGTTGAACTAGAACTCGCCTGGGAAGATCTTGAAGCTCTGGAACAGGCAGTTACTCACAAACAATTGCCTGCCACTAGCGGATTCTTTTTTGGGCAGGACAGCGACGACGAATATCGAGACAGTGATCTTGCGTTTGTCCGAGCAGCCAAAGCAGAAGTGTTTTTGGGACTAAAAGTTTTTTATAACAGTAGCTGGTAATGAATACATTGATTGATTTTAGTGAAGCCGAGGATGATTTGAGATACATGGGTATGGAAATCCCATTGCATACCCGCGAAACACTTCAAAACTATTTGATTAAGGGGTTTACGCCATGTGGGTTTTGCGAATCAATGTTAGCAAAAGATTACGACCGTGCATTGGCTGTTGCTGATACTGCCAATCGTCAAATGTTTTGGGCTATAGCAACTTGGATTAGGGAAAATGCACCCGAAGGAAGTTGGGGTAGTTATGATATAGTCAGTAACTGGTGCAATGATGTTAATGGGTCGCGCACTGAGTTTGCTATTGATGCTGAAAAAAGATTTGTTTGGAAGAAGTTAAAAGAATGAAAAAAATCTACTACGAAAAACGTGGCCGCAGATATGTTCCTGTGTCTGAGTATGACAACGATCTTGCGGATAGTTTTTCTAAAGGTACTCATCTTGTGATGGTTTACCCAGGGGGTGCTAGTCGCCGATACAACATTGACCCTAACTATGCGGCCATGATGGCGGCCAGCCGAGTAGCCGAAGAGGCTATGATTCGGGCAATGCATAAAGCCAGTGAAATGCGGCCTGTTCGCACTCCTATCACACCTGCACAACAAAAGGCATGGAAGAAATTGGCTAAAGAGTTTGGTGATGAACTTTGTACGTTGAGCGGAGCCAGTTCACACGATATTGCCGAAGCAGGTATTCGTGCCCTGCAGACGGAAGCAGACAAACTCATGACACATGCCAGTGTTCGTGCAGCCTATGAACAATTTCTATTAGTATGTGCTTTGGCCCGCCCGCAGGAGAATTAAATAATGCATGACATTGACTTTGACAACAATGAGTTTTGGAAACACGTAGTGGTAGCTGACTGGATTCGCGACCTTGAATCCAGCGACAGCCGCTTGCACAAAGAACGAGTGATTGAAAAAGCCTTGATGGCTTCAAAATTGGGCAGTGCCGGCGCACAGGGTTTTTTGTTCAACTGTTACCTGGCATACAATCCTTTCTATGTGTACAATGTTCGCCAGGTGCCGGAGACTGAGGGTCTAACCGGACAGCCCAACCCGTGGCCTATATTCTGGGGCTTGTGTGAGGACTTGAGAACTCGCGGAGTAACCGGGCATGCTGCTAGAGATCGCATTGAACAAGTGAGTGAACTGTTTGATTCGGAGCAGTGGAATGGCATGTGTAGACGAGTCTTGATCAAGGACCTGCGCTGCGGCATCAGTGAGAAAACACTCAACAAGGTTCTGGGCAAAACATCCTGGAAGATACCTACCTTTACCTGCCAGCTGGCGCAAGATTCAACTGATCGTCCGGCCAAGATGAAAGGCATCAAACGCCTGGAGGTCAAACTGGATGGTGTGCGAGTTCTGGCAGTGGTACAAGGTGCCAGTGTTACACTGTACAGCCGCAATGGCAAGCCGTTTGAAAACTTTCCGCACGTGGCCGAAGCCATTGCTGCCAACCGCAAACTGATTGGTGCGTTTGGCGGACGATATGTGCTGGACGGCGAGATTGTAGGTGCCAGCTTTCAACAACTCATGCGGCAGGCACAACGCAAAACAAATGCCGAAACCACGGACATGGTGTATCATGTGTTTGATATCATTCCACTTGACAGTTTTCAAGAAGGACACTATAATGCACAACAGAGCAAGCGACTTGATATTTTAACAGGATCTCGAGCACGGTTTGATGCTACAGATTGTCTGCGTCTCATGGACGGTATCACTGTGGATCTGGACACAGCCGAAGGGCATGACATCATGAATCGATATGCACAGGATGCTGTGGCCAACGGATTTGAAGGTATCATGATCAAGGATCTTGGCGCACCATATGAGTGCAAGCGATCTAGTTTTTGGATGAAATGGAAACCCACAATCACAGTTGATCTTAATATTGTGGGTTTTGAAGAAGGTACCGGTCGCAATCAGGGCCGGTTGGGTGCTATAATTTGTGAAGGAGTTGATGATGACCGTAGAATTTGCGTTAATGTTGGCAGTGGGTTTAGCGATACTCTTCGTGATGAGTATTGGGCCAGTCGGAATGAGCTACTTGGTGACGTGGTTGAAGTCGAAGCGGACGCAGTCACACAAAACCAAGACGGATCATACTCATTGAGATTTCCGCGCTTTGTACGCTTTCGTGGATTTGAAGCAGGAGAAAAACTATGACAGAAGTCAGCAGAATATCTGCACAAAATGCAGAAGTGTATCGACAGATGGAAATCAAAAAGGTGGACAAGCGTCACGAAGAACTTAGACTAGAAGAACGACGTGTACAGGCCGATGCCAAAGTTGATGAACAAGCAAGAATTGAAATGAATCGTAGAATGAACCGTGCGGGACAAAACATAGATAGAATGGCCTAGCCGGGTCAACCATGAACAGTAATTTTTAGGAAAAATCATGCACAAAACAGTTTACACAGAAGTTGAAGTTGATGTTAATCTTGGAGATTTTGAAACAGAGGACCTGATCGAAGAACTAGAAAGTCGTGACGAATTACCCTCGAGTCATGGCCCATATGATGCTAAAGAGCTAGTGGAACAAATCTGGATGCTTCGACGCAACGGTAAAAACTATGATGCACCATTGGATCAGTTGGTGTATGCTGTGACTGGACGCATCATTTAATCAATCATGAATAGTAATTTTTTAGGAGAAATCAAATGGCAACAGCAAAAACAGTAAATCGACTCAGCGATAAGCTGACCAAGGTAAATGAATCATACACTGTGAATCGTTATGACAACGGTTTCATGGTAGAGGCAAGTGGACGCAACAAAAAAGGTGACTATGTCACTGCCAAGATCTTGTGCAACACACTGGATGAAGTGCTGGCTCTTGTGAAAGAAGCCTGCGAGATGGACCTGGACGTTTAATATCATGATTAAACTTTGGTTAGCGTTTGCTATTATTGCTGTTCTCATACACTTTGGCATCACTGCTGTTAGAAAGATGGACGGCAAGGAACAATTAGCCTTGACAAAAAGTATAGGTTACAGTATAATTGTGTCACTGGCAGTGGTAATGGTAATGACAGTGATTGTAATTTTATTTTAAGGAAACACAATGAAGCGTATTTTAACTCTCTCTATCTTGGCTGCTGCTGTACTGGCAACAGGTTGTACTCGTATTGAAACTGGTGAAGTTGGTGTGCGAGTGGGTTTTGATAAACAGGTCCAGAGTGGTGAACTACTTCCTGGGTCTTTCAATCAATCAATCATTGGTGAGGTTCTTACGTTCCCCATCAAGGACGTAAACGTGGTGCTGGAGAATATGACTCCTGTTGCCCGAGACAACAGCACCATGAAAGACTTTGATGCAGTGGTTGTTTACAACATCAACCCCCAGCAAGTAAGTGAATTGTATGCAACCAAGAACAAGAGCTTCCATACCGAGTTCAAAGGTGATACCTATGTGATGTACAATTACATTGTGCAGAATGCTCGTAACGCTATCTACAAGGCCGCTCGTAAGTATGAGGCCCTGGACATGGCAGATGCCCGTAGCGACATGGAAACCTTTATCAAGGAAGAAATTGTTCGCAATCTTGCCGAAGAAAAACTGGACGGTAGTATCAGTATTAGTCAAGTGCTAATCCGTAATATTGTACCAGCTGACTCAGTTGTGGCCAGTGCTAACGAATTGGTCAAGGCCAAGAACGAGTTCAAGACCGAAGAAGTCAAAGTGGCCACTGCTCGCAAGCGTAATGAGTCAATGCAGGCCAACCCAATGGCAATTCCCTTGCTGATGGCCGAAGCACAAGCAGATGCCATGCGTAAGTTGCCAGATGCTATTGCCAACTTCAAAGGTCAAACCTTGGTCATCAACGGTGTTGTGACTCCCACAGTACAGACCAACAGCGCAAAATAACCCAAAGGAACTATCATGGCAGTCTGGAGATTATCAACACATTACAAAAAGTCAGCAGTTGAAAAACAGCTCTGGTACAAGGATGGTGTGACAATCAGCAAGGAAGAAGGCTATCGTTGGGGCACGTTCTATTGCGAAAGTGATGAAATGCCTGATGTTGATCTTGCCAACCCAGACGGCTACGAACTCTACGGCTATGACTGGGAACTGGACAGCCTGGATGATGGTTGCTGGAGTGACTGGACATTTCCTGAGGATATGAGCGCAGCAGAACGTGAGCAGATTGAAGCTGCCTGGGACCAGGATTTCTCAGACGGACTTGAAGCACTGGGCTGGAGTCACAATGATACTGAATACTGGTTTCATGGTCCCTTGCTTATGACCAATGAAACCACTGGTGAAGAGTTTTCAGGCCTGGCAGAAGAATCACAAGAAAAAACTGCTCAACAGTTGGCAGCCGAACTTGACGAATTGATTGCTGAAATGCCAGGCATTCCAGACTATGCTGTGAAAACACCTGCGATGACTGAGTGGTATGACAGTGATACTCTTCCTGCGCGAACAGGCAGCTACGAAGTTATCACAATGACCTGGCCGTTTGTGATGTTTGCTGACTGGAATGGACGTGCCTGGCAACGAGAAGGCTTTGCAATCAACCCCTCGGCCTGGCGTGGACTGGCCGAGGATCCTGCCAAATAATTTGACAACAGGCCACAGTGCCTGTATAATTACTGTGCATGACCAAGGAGATGGTGCTGTTCGATAGTGCGGTGGAATTCCTAGGCCCACTGCTACTGTGGCATGTGAACATAAGTCACGTAGGTTGAGACACTGTCCTTGAATAAAATCAAAACCCGGCTGGTACCTGGGGGTATGCCAATAAGGACTAACACAGTGAAAGGATATGTATATGTCTGTTGAAATTGGGGCCGCTGCGTTGAGCATGTCCGAGTCACTCAGCTCTCTTGAATCAACGCCCTTGGTCATGCACCGTATTTGGTTTGATATCTCAAGCACCGACGTCTGGTACTCAATCCAGCGTGAAGCAAAAACACTCTATGGCACAGGTTGGAAAAGCCAGTCACGAGTCAAGCGCAAACTAGACAACATCTGGGGCAATCAAACATCCTATCCAGTTTGGTTCGATGTGCCTGAACAGTCTTTTGCATCCTGGATCTCGGTAAAGTACGCTGTGAGTGCCAAGATAAAATCCGGTAAATAGTCTTATGTTTCTTAGTCTTATAACTCTAGCCGTGGCTCTGAGTCTCAGCGTTATTGCTGCCTACTACAGCATTGCCGGCCTGGCAGCTATATTTGCAGCCGCAGTGATACCCATCATGATCATGGGATCCATCCTGGAATTGGCCAAGGTGGTTGTGACCATATGGCTGCACGAGTACTGGCCACGAGCCAGATGGTTGATGAAAATATACCTGGTGTCTGCTGTGATCATGCTAATGTTGATCACCAGCATGGGCATCTTTGGTTTCTTGTCAAAAGCACACAGTGATCAGAGTCTTGTGAGTGGCGACAGTCAGGCCAAGGTTTTGATCTTTGATGAAAAAATTCGAACATCCAAAGACAACATTGACGCCAACCGTCGGGCACTTAAACAGATGGATGAAGCTGTGGACCAGGTCATGGGTCGCAGTGCCGATGAGAAAGGTGCTGAGAAAGCTGTTCAGATCCGCAGATCTCAAAATAAAGAACGTGCTCGTCTCATAGCCGAAATTGACACTGAGCAGAAAACCGTGGCCAAGCTGAACGAAGAAGCAGCACCACTCCGAGCAGAATTTCGCAAGATCGAAGCTGAAGTAGGTCCAATCAAGTACATTGCAGCCTTGATCTACGGTGACAATCCTGATGCCAATGTTCTGGAACGTGCAGTACGCTGGGTGATCATGTTGTTGGTTTGTGTATTTGATCCACTAGCTATCATGATGCTGTTGGCATCTACAGAAAGTCTCAAGTGGGCACGTGAAGGTCGCACCAGTCGAGTGCTTGAACCTGAGCCACCAGCATATGAACCTGATGATGGTCCCATTGATCCAGAAGTACTGGAACAGTTACGTGCTAGAGCACAACAAGACTTGCCCACTGGCGAACTTGTGAGCCGGCAAGAACTATTTCCTGAGAACCCGCATCCAGCCGGTTGGATGTTTGAGCCCGACCCACAGCCAGTGCCACAAGCAGCAGAAACAACACTGCCCGACGATGATGACTCCGACGAAGAAAGTCCTGAACTCAAAGCAGCCATGACACAATGGAAGGCCGAGAATCCCACAGACACACTCAAACATCAACGAAAATTATTTGACTCTGGGCAGATAGAAGAACTGCCTTGGCTAAAGTTTTTGCCATCACATGAACCTACATCTGGATTTGGAACACACCTGCCCGACACTGCTGTAAAAGGTGACAGCTATGTGTTGACCACAACGATTCCCAATGTGTTGTATAAATTCAACGGCTCCGGCTGGATCAAAGTTGACAATTCTATAAAAGACCAGTATACTTACGACATAGCATACATAGATCACTTGATTGTTCAAATTGAAAAAGGATTGTATGATCCTGAGCTTTTGAGTGACAGTGAACGTGATCAAATCGAACAACGCATACAACAACTTCCAGAATAAAATAATGATCAAAGAAACCCATTCCTCATGCAGCTTCTGTGGCAAAAATAAAGATGACGTGCGTAAACTTATTGTTGGCGAGTATGCAGGCATCTGCAACGAGTGCGTGGATTTTTGTCAGGGACTGTTGTCAACTGACGAACCAGTTGTGCCACCCGAACCACCATCAGCCAAACTAGATCCAATGATCCTGAAGAACTATCTGGATCAGTATGTGATTGGTCAGGACGCTGCCAAGATCATGATCAGTGTGGCCATTGTGAATCATTACAAACGCATCAGCAAGACCACAACTGATCCAGAAATGGACAAAGCCAACATCTTGATGTTAGGACCCACTGGCTCAGGCAAAACTTTGTTGGCCAAGTCAGTGGCACGTTATCTTGATGTGCCATTTGCCATTGCTGATGCCACAAGTATCACTGAAGCAGGATATGTGGGTGACGATGTGGAAAGTCTAATCACTAGATTGTATGCTGCATCAGGCAACGATGTGGCCAAGACACAGCAGGGTATTGTGTTTGTGGATGAGATTGACAAAATTGCTCGCAAGGGCGAAAGCTCGTCGATCACTAGAGATGTGTCAGGCGAAGGTGTACAACAGGCCCTGTTAAAAATGGTAGAAGGCACTGTGTGTCGTATTCCAGCAGCAGGTGGTGGCAGAAAGCATCCTGGTGGTGACATGATTGAAATTGACACTCGCAACATTTTGTTTATTGCTGGTGGCGCATTTGTGGGGCTAGATACCATAGTGAAAAATCGTGTGCAAGGAACCTCCATTGGCTTTAACGCCAAGGTTGCAAAAACATCTATTGATACCGATCTGGACATGACCACACCAGATGACCTGGTGAAGTTTGGCATGATTCCGGAATTTGTTGGACGTTTTCCCAACTGGGTCAGTTTGAAACAACTCAGCAAAGCGGACCTGATTAGAATTCTCACAGAGATCAAGAATAACTATGTGGATCAGTATCGTTGGCTATTTTCTGAAGATGGCGTGGACTTGACGTTTACTGTGGCGGCACTGGATGAGATTGCGGAGCGCACCTTGGTCAATCAAACTGGTGCACGTGGTCTGCACAGCGAACTAGAACGTGTGCTGTTGCCGCACATGTTTCATCTTGCACAATACCGCCAGCAAGGCATTGCTGTGCTGTCAATTGACACGGATCAGGTGGCAGAACCCGAGGAACTCCGGGTTGTAAACAGCTAAAATGTACATTGAATTTGCATGGTCAAAGGATGGTGGCGGTCAGACAGCAGCACATGCAGTGGGCACAGTTTCTAAAAAACTGGCCACCTGGGCAAACAAGTACAACGTCGAGTACAAGACAAAAATAATCAAATGCAAGTTACGAGTAACTTTTGATTTGGACGAGTATTACACATTGTTTGGGCTGACCTGGGTCTTGGACCCAAAGTACCCAAGCTGGACAAATTACCGACTGATATCTGACCTAAATAACAAAATATAATTCTGATCTGTAGTATAATAAATACTGCGGTAGATGCCCATGGTGGGGTCTACACTAGTCATCTTGCTTAATAGGAGAAAAACATGACAAAAACTCTCACCCTTCGTAGTTTCGATATTCCTGCAATTCACAAGTTTGGAATTGGATTTGATAATCTATTTGACGACCTTATGCGTGTCACACAGCATCAAGCCACTACAAACTATCCTCCCCACAATGTGATCAAAACTGGCGACGACACTGTCACCATTGAAGTTGCTGTGGCTGGATTTGCTGAAGGAGAAATTGATATCAGTCTGGATAAACGTCAGTTGGTGATCTCTGGTGCCAAAGCAACAGAACAAGATCAAGCTCACGAATATCTACATCGTGGTATTTCACAACGCGACTTTAAACAAACATTCCCACTCAGTGAGCATGTGGAAGTAAACGGCGCAAGCATCAGCAATGGTATCTTGACTGTGTATCTGGAACGCAAAGTTCCTGAGTCAGCCAAGCCTAAAAGTATTGCAATCACATACGCAGTATAATATAATTGTGTAAATACAGTGGTGGAACTGTTCCACCACTCCATAAGGAACAACATGGCAAACGCAGAAGCAGCAACTATTTCAAAAACAAAAAAAGCCATCAAGGAGCCGTCTCTTTACCGTGTGATCTATATCAATGACAGCACCACTGCCATGGAATTTGTGATAGAGAGTCTAGTGGAATTTTTTGGTTATACTGAAGAAACTGCCACAGAACTCACTGTAAGCATACATGAGCACGGATCAGCTATTGTTGCAGTGTTGCCTTATGAAATCGCCGAACAAAAAGGCGTAGAGGTTACTGAAAGTGCAAGAAAGCAGCAGTATCCATTACAGATCAAACTAGAGCCTGACGCCGAATAAGTTCGGGATCACGTTTCTACAACAATTCTTTTGGGAAAATAAGGTGCCTGTTTGTAAGGGGTGTCGCCTCGGCCCCGACAGTTGTTGACAAATCTCACCCCATTTACATTTTGATCCACGGCCCCGTGATAGTGACCAAAACACCAGGTATGTATTTTGTGCTCAGTGTCATTGGTGCGTACTAGATTCATGAGTCGATTGCCCATGTGATTAAATTGTACAGTACCGGCTAGTACAATATCATGTTGTATCAAATTTGCACCCGGTACTGTGTGCGTGACAATCACAATCTTTTTGACATCGTTGTGCGTTTGTAATTTTTGTACACTGTTGATCAGATAAGCAGCGTCAGCTCTGGCACAATTGCTAAGTTCTTCAGGGTCAATTGAGTGTCCGGGCATGAATCGTTCATACCAATCTACCATGCGTTGTTTGCCCTCGTCTCGACTGATGGATGTGTCCAGATCGTAGCCCCACCAACCATTGGTTCCTAGAATAGCCACACCGTCGATTATTATCACGTTTTCCTGGAGATAAGTCACTCTCTGCAATTTGCCTATTGTTCTGGCCAGATCGCGATAGCTTTCTCCTAGCTCATGATATCTGTATCGGTGTTCATCATTGCCGTCGATATAAAACACAGCAGCATAACAGTTTGACAGATGTTTCAGTGTGTTTCTTACTATTTTGGGATCTGGACTTATGTCACCTGCTACCACACAAACAGGACTGGTGGGCTGACCACTCCAGTTGAATTCTTCAGACCAGGTGTCCAAATGTAGATCAGAAATTAAATCAAAGGTCATGCTCATGATACATATTTAAAAGGAATTGACATGCACATAATATTTGGAGAAGAGATTGGCCAAGCCGCCGCAGAAAAGTACATTGTTCTGGAACTGGATACATTTGAGATCAAAGGAAAAGAATCTCCAATGACTGCATACGCTCTTGTAGAGCATGTGCCATTACAGGACATGCCCACAATGAATCACTTTCATGATCTGCACACCAATCTCATGGTTGAATACCGCAAACGCAACTGGAAGTATTGTGAAGACGCCATGGAACATTTACAGGGCAAATGGAATGGAGACTTGGACACTTTTTATACCGAGTTGAACACCCGTATTCAACGGCTAAAGACCGAATCATTACCCGACCACTGGTCCGGAACTGTTCTTAAGAGCTAGGTAATTCAATACCTGATCTATTTCTTTTTGTGAACGAGTATCGTTGATTCCCAAGATACGATCTAGTTCTTGAAATTTCTTCCAGTGTTTTCCGGTACAATGTTGATTGACAGTAATTATGGCTTGATTCATATTGTCAACATATTCTTGTACTATGCTGGCTTGCCAGGCAGCTGAAAAAAATCTCTGCTTGTTTCTCTCAGCAATTTTGTGCAGTTGATTCCATAGTATGATTTTATCCGCTGGACACATGGCAGCAATCCTGGTGATTTCCTGAATCACAGCGGCCAATCTAGCCACCGGATCTGTTTCAAGATCATAAGACTCATCAATAAGATCTCCAAAGGTCTCAAATCCGTAACTGCGCAAATATTCTAAGCTACCGGTAGTGGCAACCAGCATAAAGGGTTTGCCACACGCAATAGGGCGCAGCGCCTTTTCTGTGAGATGCAATCGTGAATCATCAAACAAGGTTTCCAGCACAATTTCCATGCCTGTTTGAGCATAATCCTGATTGTTGTAATCGGCACTGGCATGAGAATTATGTGTGTTTGCAGGCAATACTGTTTCTAGATTTGCATTAGTGATTGCCAAATTGGAATTCTCAAACTTGTGTTGACTATAGTGCATGTCTGAATCCACAGGTGCAAAACTGGTGCGGCAATATTCCACTAAACCTGCTTTAATCAATTGATCAGCAAATGCTAGTCTATATTCTCTAGTACCTGACCAAGCACGATTGTATATTAAAAAATCTTGCATAAACGTGGCGGTATTATATTGCAACACAGGATCATGCGCAGCATATCTAAACCAATCAGCTGCAATCACAGCATGACTCCAGTAGTACACAGGTAAGAATCCATGTTGGAGGTAGATATCTGCCTCTGAGCTATTTTTTTCCGAATGCACAAGCAAAACATAATCATACAGACTGGTATGAATTGATCCTTTAAGGTGCCGTGATTTTTGGTACTCAATATATTTGTCTTCTAAATATAAAGAATTCGATTGGTGTTTGTCCACACATAGTCGAGCAAAATCATCTAGATTCCAATAACAAAAATTCAGCGGCTCCTGGTCATGAAAAATTGTTGGTGGCCTGGTCATCATTTTAGACCAATCTACGTATGAATATAACGGCGTTAGATCTTCAAGTTTTTTTGAGCCATGTGGCCAAAAGCGATAAATTGTTATATCATGATTGACAACGTCATGCAAAAAGTTGTATAATCTATCTAAAGGAACTGACATATATGAAGAATATTGGATTTATTGGAATTGGAAAATTGGGCCTGGACTGTGCAGAAGTTTTTGCTGAACAGCACACAGTACGGGGATATGATATTTACCCGCGAATCAGTGACTCAGTGAAAGTTTGTGACATAGACGAACTTGTGAATCAAAGCGAGTGGATCTTTATTGCTGTGCCAACTCCACACCAGGAAGGTTACGATGGATCTGTTCCAAGCAGCCATATGAAACCCAAAGACTTTGGTCACGATGCTGTGATTGACGCTATCAAGAACATAAACAAATATGCAACTAGTCCAAAAAAGATTGTGTTGATCAGTACAGTATTGCCCGGGACCACACGCCGCAAGTTTTTCCCACTGCTGGATCCACAGCATCAGTTCCTGTATAACCCTTATCTAATTGCCATGGGATCGGTCAAATGGGACATGGTCAACCCAGAAATGGTCATGATTGGCACCGAAGATGGCAACCCCAATGCTCTAGCAGGCGAACTGATTGATCTGTACAAGACTATTATGGCAAACAATCCACGCTACGAAATTGGCACCTGGGACGAATGCGAAGCCATTAAAATTTTCTACAACACATTCATCAGTGCCAAAGTTGGTCTGGTCAACATGATTCAGGACTTTGCTCTACGTATTGGACACATCAATGTTGATGTGGTCACAGATGCCTTGGCTCGTAGTACCATGCGTATCATGGGACCCAAGTACATGACAGCGGGCATGGGCGATGCAGGTGCTTGTCATCCACGTGATAACATTGCTCTGCGTTGGTTAGCAGAAGAATACAACATTGGCTACGATTTGTTTGATACTGTGATGCATGCTAGAGAAATACAAGCCAAAAACTTGGCTCAGTTCCTGATTGATCAAGCTGCATTGCACAGTCTGCCTGTGGTGATTCATGGCAAAGCATACAAGCCAGACGTTCCTTATTGCATTGGCAGTTACAGTACCCTGGTTGGATTTTATCTAGAACAAGCAGGGCACCAAGTGGTCTATATTGATCCTCTTGCAGATGATCGAACCCACGTGGTTGACAGTGTGGATTACCCTGCGGTGTTTCTTTGGGCACACAATCGCAAAATCACGTATGAATACACTGGCGACCAATTGGATACCCAACCCTACTGTGCTATCAAACCGGGCAGCATTATTGTTGATCCTTGGCGCAAACTGACTTCAACTGCGGAGTACGAAGTCGTTCACTATGGCAACACTCGACCAAAATAACATCTGGGTCCAGGGGCATATAGATGTTACCTGGGGTCTACAACATCGTGAGCTTGTCTATATAAACGAACAGTTCAATGATCGAGAAAGTCTAGCAGAATGGCGTCAGCTGGGATATACGCAAAGTAAATTTACCGGGGACATGTATGACATGCGTTTCCCTGAGCCTGTCTGGATGCAATCTATCTGTGACAAGTTTCCTTGGACCAAGCTAGGATGGAGTGTGTATTGTATGTCGCCAGGTACAGTATTACCAGCACACAGAGACAGCTACAACAGATTCAAACTCATACACGGGCTTGAATCAACACAGTCAGTGGTTCGTACCATTGTGTTCTTAGAAGACTGGGACAGTGGGCATTACCTGGAAATGAACGGTGCTCCTATTACCAATTGGCGTGCTGGTGATTGGGTCAGCTGGCGCGATGATTTCTTACACCTGGCCGCCAACGTTGGCAAAACTGATCGCTATACTCTACAATTAACCGGGACCGCATGAAAATTTTCAGTCACGATGAATACAGTACACTCAAGAGCATAGTGGTCGGCGACGCTAGTCATGCAAACTGGCCTGTCAACGATCCGGTGTTTAGCTCAGAAGCAGAGCGTACACTCTGGAAAGAAACACCTCTACCTGCTGGTCCTGTGCCACAATGGATCATAGACGAAGCCAATCAAGACCTGCAAACGCTGGCAGACACGTTGACAGCACACGGTGTTGAAGTAGTACGTCCGGATCCACTGAATTTTCAGGTCCACGATGGCCTCTACAACTACTGTCCGCGTGATAGACTAATTGTGCATGGGTCAATTGTGGTCGATCCTGCCATGATGTATCCTTGTAGAGATATGGAACTACAGTGTTATCATGATATTTTACAAGCAGCAGATCAAGTTATCACAATGCCACGAGCTGCAGGCATGGTTCTAGACGCTGCTAATATTTTGCGTGTGACACAACACAAGTGGTTGTTTCTTGAATCAGCCTCAGGCAATCGAGCAGCATACGAATGGTTGTGCAATCAGTTTCCTGATGTGGATATTGAACTGTGCAACTTCTATGCTGGTGTGCATATTGATTCGACTATTGTGGCCTTGAATGCAGAACAATTTGTTGTGAATGGCAGCAGGCTAGATCGGAATAGAAAAGATCTACCACGACATCTCAAGGGCAAAGAGATATTTTTTGTTGACGAAGTGGTGGCACAAGGATTCTATCAATATCCGTATGCTTCAAAATGGATTGGACTCAACATGTTGAGCATTGATCCTCATACAGTCATAGTTGATGCCAAACAACAAGCCATGATACAGGCTCTGGAACAGGGCATGGGCATGACAGTTATTCCGCTAGAACTGCGTCACAGCAGAACGCTGGGCGGCGGTTTTCATTGTGTGACTCTAGATCTGCATAGAGAGCCATGAATATAGCCTGGCTGTTGGCTGAAAATACTCTGTTGCCGCCGGGTCAGGACACACAACCCATGCGTGACATTGCACCCATCTGGGGCAGCTGGCGCACTCAACGAGCATATCAAACTGACAATGTGGTGTGCTGGGATGCCGACCAAGCAGCGGTGTTGATCGAGCAAGGCTACGCTGATGTATGCAATCTTTACATTCCAGAAACTGTTTATGAAACTCTGCACAAACCGCCGCGTGTTAATGTGTTTGGCGGAGCATTTGATTTTGTTGTGGATTCTGTGGATGACATTGTGGCTGCTCATTTATCGGCCAGTGTGGCAGATGTCATAATCATGGTGGGGTTTGACCTGGAATCCAAACCCAACGCAAAGGTCAGCCGAAACAACTATATTGGATTGTTAGCGCAGTCGATTCGTGACAGCGGAAAACAGTGGGTGATAGTGGATCATCCAAAAAATCTTGACGAGCCTATCCAAAAACTCTCCAATATCACTAGAGATTTATTACCAAATGTGTTACAATTACTGAACAACAACAGTGATTGATATGACTATACCCCAAATTGGTTTTTGTTGCAAATGGCTCAATGATCCGTCCGAATGCGGCGGCATGAAAGTCAATGCTGTGGACCGTGAACTAAACGGCCGATCAACCACCATGCGCTGGCTTCGAGAGCACAAGGATGAAGCTGAACAGCGGCAATGGGACATAATGAATCACAATGCCACAGCAGCAGTTCGCATGATTGAACGAGTGGCTACCCTGCCTGAAGGTCGTAGAATGGTACGGCTGGGTTCAGAAATGCTGCAAGGCTATACTGAACCTTCATGGATCGACTGGTGGCAGCGCAAAGAGATACAAGATCACTGTGAACGGATCTTTGCTCCTGTGGGCGAAACTGCCCGCAGACTGGGTGTGCGACTCAGCTTCCATCCCGGACAGTTTTGTGTGCTGGCCAGCGAGCATGACGTGATTGTGGAACGCAGTATCCTGGAATTTGAGTATCATGCAGACATGGCCCGCTGGATGGGCTATGGAAAAAGTTGGCATGACTCGGGATTCAAGATAAATGTACATTTAAGTGGCAAAGGTGGTGTCACTAAATTCCTAAAGACCTTGGGTCGCCTCAGTTCCGAGGCCAGGAATCTTATCTCCATCGAAAATGACGAAATGACAAATGGCATCGATTCTACTTTACTTGTGGCTGAGCATGTGGCTCTTGTGCTGGACATACACCATCACTGGATCAACTCCGGAGAATACATCACGCCTGCGGACCCTCGTGCGCAACGGGTTGTTGAGTCTTGGCGTGGTGTTCGTCCTGCTCTTCACTACAGTGTTAGCCGTGAAGATATTTTGGTGGGTCACGATCACCGAGTTCGACCCGATCTTGCTGGACTACTTGCAGCAGGTTTTAAAAAGCAGAAGCTCCGGGCACACAGCGATATGATGTGGAACACTGCCTGCAATGAATGGGCCCTGACATTTGGTGATCAGTGGGATATTCAGTGTGAGGCCAAGGGCAAGAATCTTGCCAGTGAGCAGGTGTACAATCAGCGACTGGCCCAGACATGAACGATATACTACCCAACATTTTTTCTTGGATACGAGATGACTATAAAACTTACCCTGTGCGTTTTGCAGTTGAGATTGTGGCTTGGGCAGTGTCTATTGGCTGCTCGATCACAATGGCGATCACCGTCCCAAACCCTCCGTTGTTGTACATGTATCCTATCTGGATCACTGGTTGTGCCATGTATGCTTGGGCTAGTTATACTAGGAAATCTTTTGGTATGCTGGCTAACTACATCCTGTTGGTGAGCATAGACATGGTGGGACTGGTTCGCATGATTCTGCAAATTGTGTAACAAAATTGTAACATTTTAGTCATTAAATAAATGTACTAACAAGGAGTCAAGATGAAAAAATTATTAGCTATTCTATTATCAGTTGTTGCAGTTTCTGCAACAGCACAAGAAGTTACAGGAGCCGGTGCAACATTTCCGGCTCCGTTGTATTCAAAGTGGGCTAGTGACTACAACCGCGTGACCAACATCAAAATCAACTATCAGTCAGTTGGCTCAGGTGCAGGTATCAAACAGATTGAAGCCAAGACAGTCACGTTTGGTGCAAGTGATATGCCACTCACAGATGATCGACTAAAAGATCTGGGACTATTCCAGTTCCCCACAGCAATTGGCGGCGTGGTTCCTGTGATCAACGTCAAGGGCATCGAACCTGGACAAATGAAACTCACAGGCACATTGCTTGCTGATATCTTTCTAGGCAAAATTACTCGCTGGGATGACGCTGCTATCCGGGCACTAAACCCCTCATTAGCATTACCTGACCAAGCAATCACTGTGGTTCGCAGAGCAGATGGATCAGGAACTACATTTATCTGGACCAACTATCTCAGCAAGGTATCTAAAGAATTCAAAGACACCATTGGTGAAGGCACAGCAGTCAACTGGAAAGTTGGAGCAGGCGGCAAAGGCAACGAAGGTGTTGCTGCCATGGTTAGACAACTTCCAGGAACACTGGGCTATGTTGAATTTGCTTATGTAAAACAAACCAAGATGAACTGGGTCAATGTACAGAACGCTGCTGGCACCTGGGTGGCACCCACAGAAGAATCATTCAAGGCAGCTGCCGCAAATGCTGACTGGAACCGAACATACTTTCAGATTCTAACCAATCAAGCAGGCAAAGAAGCATGGCCCATCTCAGGTGCTACATTTATCCTAGTGTATTTGAAACCCGAAGATGCTGCTAAATCCAAAACTGCTATTGCTTTCTTTGACTGGGCATTTGCCAGTGGAGATCGAGCAGCAGATGACCTAGACTATGTGGCATTGCCTTTAGCAGTGAAGAACAAGATTCGTGCAGACTGGAAACGGTTGGCACTACACTAAACCGACCGCAAGATTGAGCGGAGGCTGGAACTCGTAACCAGCACTAAGGGCCCCAAGGGCTCTTTTTTATTGGCAATTATTTCACTAACGGTATAAATAGTTTTCAAGGATGGGCAACTTATGAAACAATCAAAATTGATCACAAAATTATACCGAGCCTGCGTTGACCACGATGACAAGAAGATTCAACAACTTCGTCAAGAAGAATATCGAAAAATTCTGAAACACAAGGCTGCTGGCAAGGCATTTACTGCCCGATGGACTCTGGTACAGATATAGTGTAACACAACTGTAACATTATTGGGGCGAACTTCTGCTTAAATACCCCATGCAGAAAACTTATCGCAGTATCTTTATCTCAGATGTACATCTTGGTACCAGAGACTGCCAAGCAGAGAAACTCAACAACTTTCTAAAAAACAACACCTGCGAGACCCTGTATCTTGTGGGAGACATAATAGATGCCTGGCGCATACAACAAAACAAGTGGCGTTGGAAACAGAGCCATACCAACGTGGTACGCAGAGTGCTAGGTCATGCCAAGCGTGGTACTAGAGTTGTGTATGTGGCCGGCAACCATGACGAATTTCTAAGGCCCATGATACCATATGGATTTAGTTTCGGACATGTTGAAATACACAATCAGATAGAACACATAGGTGCAGATGGCAATCATTATCTGGTGGTGCATGGTGACTTGTTTGATGGCATCACCAGACTGGCGCCCTGGATAGCATTTCTTGGAGATCGAGCATATGATATCATTCTTTCTGTCAACAGCAAGTTCAATTGGATACGTCGCCGTATGGGTTTTGGGTACTTTAGCCTTAGCAAGTTTCTTAAGCACAAGGTCAAAAAAGCAGTAGACTTCATGTTCAAGTTTGAAGAAAATCTAGCAGGCTACTGCAAGAAGCGTGGCTTTGATGGAGTCATCTGTGGACACATACACCACGCAGAGATCAAAGAGATCAACGGAGTTACATACATGAATGATGGCGACTGGGTTGAATCATGCACAGCCCTGGTAGAACATCATGATGGTGCATGGGAAATAGTTACTTGGACCCGGGAGACAGACCATGAAAATCAGTGACAAAATCACTATAGTAGTGCCTTGCAAGAATGAAGAGGCATATATTCATCATTTGCTAGATGCTTTGCGAGCACAGAACATAGGTGATACTAGAGTTATCATTGCTGACTGTTCAACTGATACAACTAGACAAGTTATACAGGACAACAGTTGGGAATTGAATGTTGAAATAATCGACGGCGGTCCTGTGTCTATGGCCAAGAACAACGGAGCACGACTAGCCACTACCCCATACATCTTGTTCATTGATGCTGATGTGCGTTTTTTCAAATACGATGTGATCCGTGATGCTGTGGATAAAATTGAATCTATGAACCTGGATCTTGTGGGTCTGAACATCAAGTGTTATGATCAAGACCTTAGAGCAAAAGCAGGATTTGTTGTGTTCAACACCATAAATCATGCGCTGAAATATTTCTCTCCTTTTGCAGTTGGAGCGTTCATGCTCACACGTAGAGATCGGTTTGAAGAATATGGCGGTTTCCCTGAAAACTTTTCCACCAGCGAAGATTACTTTTTGTCCAGAAAATACAGCCCTCGAAAGTTTAGAATCATCCGACACCACCTTGGACAGGATAGTCGTAGATTCAAAAAGATGGGCTACATGGGCATGGCCAAGTACCTTGTGAAAAACTTTGTGAATCGCAACAACAAACAATACTGGGACAGCCTAGACAACAGCAAGTACTGGAGTTGAAATTGAGTATTGTTTAGCGATTTTGCAGCTAAATAGCTCTATGAGAGCAAACGAATTTCTTAATGAAGGTACCGCACATCCAGTTATTGTAGTGGATGTGCAACCCGAGTATTCAGGCATGCATGATGGGGATGAAAGTGCTGTTTTTCCGCAAATTATAAACTTTGTCAACAAGCAAACTGGCCCTGTGTTGATGTTTGTCAATGCAGAAGATCAAGGACTCAGTGGTGATACTGTGGCTGCGATTCAAACATACTGGGAAGATACCATTGATCCAGACTGGTACGACAACAACCCTGATGTTAATCCCATTAACTGGAGCCGCTTTCAAATAGTGGACAAAGGCTATGGATACTTCCGTGGATGGATGGATGCTGGTATAGAACCGGCTACTATTATTGCTACCATACGTGAGTTATATCAACAACACAAAAGCGACAGCAGAGAATTGCAGTTTCCTCCATTCAACAAACGCACGCCACAGCAGTCCTTGATCCAGGGTGCTATGGAAGAATTAAATGATGAACCTCTGACAGTAAACTGGACTAGTGTGGCACAATTAAAACGATTTAGTGGTGCTTACCTGGTAGGCGGTGCTAGAGATCAATGTTTACGAGAAGTTGAATTGTTGATGAATGCGTTTAATATTCGTTACAAACGCATAGACAGTTTGGTGTACACATGAGAGCACAAGAATTCCTAGCAGAAGCAGCCACCGCAGTGGTGTACCATTATGCAGGTATAGGTGCAGCAGCCAAAATACTCACCAGCGGTGTATTTCAACTCAGCAGCGTGACCGGCAACAAGAGTGAAGAAATGTATGCTCCCCCGGGATATCTTTATTTTTTAAGTACCACACGCAGTCGAGTGGGCGACTATCATAGATATGTTGGCACAGGCGGTGTGATGTTTGTGATCGACGGCACCTGGTTGAATCGCAACTACAAGACTCGACCTATGGACTACTGGGAACGTGCGTGGTTGCACAGCGACGGTGCTAGAAGTCGCGAAAGCGAAGACCGTGTGTTTAGTCGTGAGCCCGAAATCTCAATTGAAGGTGTGACAGCGGTACATGTGCTGCTGAAAGAACAAAGTGAATATCGCAGCCCTGAAGCCAGAACAGTGTTGATTGCTGCAAAGAAGCGTGGTATCCCTGCGTATTTTTACACAGACGAAACTGCCTGGCGTCTGCAAGACACACGCAAGACGGTGAGCCCAGCCTCAGCAGCGGCCGTACTCAAGGGCGCACAACCCAGGGGTGTTACACCCAGCAGGCCACCAACTATGTATCTGGAACCGTGGCTGGAACTGATCTACAAAAACAACAAGTCAGAATTGTCTCCACGTGCAGAAAAACTACGACATGATCTGGTGTACTATGGATCAAGATATCCTGATGAGGATAGCGGACTGGGAGTGGACATGGGCAATGCTCGCAAGCCCAACAGTTCAGACTATCCCACAGCAGTCAAGATCAACAACTACATGCGTAAGAACAAATTCCCAACCACTGTTGCACTCAAAAATGCCATGGTGGACAAGTGGGACAAGATCAACACACCCACGGTACAATCGTGAGATAACCCCTTGCGGGGTTATCAAAAGTTCAGTTGATAATTAGACTGGCTTTTTGGCAGCAGGCTTTTTTGCAGCTGGCTTTTTGGGCTTGGGAGCAGCTTTCTTTGCAGCCGCTGGTTCAGCAACTATTGGCGCAGTGACTGGTGCAACTTCGGCGTGTGTCCATGGTGCTTCTATCTTGTACGGTGCCTGGGCTTCTGGAGCAGGTTTGCCCAGAAAGAATTGTTTGATTTTTGTAAACATAAGTTCTCCTATGAAATATTTACCAACGTTCATTGTATAACAAACTTATTTGATTTTTGTCGATTTTCAGTAAAAGTTGTTACTCGTAAATTATGTTCTACATGCAGTCCGCACACTAATTTATTAGTCAATGGCACAATGTGATCAACTTCGTGTTTTACACCAGTTGAAATAGTTAATCCTGCCGCTTCTTCATATATTGATCGAATTGCTGTTTTATTTGCCCAAGCTGGCATAGCGTTTTTAGTTCTTTTTTGTTTTTCAATTGACCATTGGCGATGGTATGCAACAATTTCTTCTTTTGATCGGTCGGGCTCATTAAGTGTCCCCCATCTCATTTTTGCAGAATACCTAGCCTGATGACTTGTACAGCAGCAGTTACGCCGCCAATTAGAAAAAGGTTTATTACATTCGGGCAATGCACAGTGTTGAATTTCAGGAAGGGCATTGTTTAATGTCATACTTTATTTACCCAAATTGGCATAATACCGCCGTAAAATGTTGCCCTGCAGCAATTTGTCATATATAATAGCATGCTAGGATGCTGCATAGGGCGGGTCCGGCTAGTAAATTTTGTCTAAAGGAAAAATTATGTTTACATCAGAAGCAATCATCGACGCCGTACAAAACGGTAAAAAAACTTTCGTCAACACATTCGTCACAAACGAAGCTGTGAAAGAAGCCATGGTCAACTTTGTTGACACTCAAGCTGAATACACCAAAAAAGCAGTCAAGGTTGGTCAAGACACTGCCGCAGTGTTGGCCAGCGAAATGGTCAAGACCATGCAACAAGCTACCAAATTTGACTACAGCAAGTTTGGTGAAGGTATCATGAAGGCCTACCAGACCACACAAAAGCCTGCCAAAGGAGCCTAAATGCTGCTAGACGCCAGTGTATCGACTGCACAAGACCAGCAGCCTACAGGGCTGTCTGAGTTTTGGATCTGGGTAAAGCGCACGTTCACTGACCCTTACCGGGACGAAATCAACACGTATCTGGCACAATCAATTGATCATGCCGACGTTGAACGTAGAATAAAAGTGCTCATGAAAAGAGGCATGCTCTAAACAGGTCACAGCAGAGTTGACCAATAATCCGGTTAGTGTTATAATAACAGCACTAACCGGATTTCTTTTGAACTTATGAAACCTTTATCTTTTGTGATACAGTTGCCTAGACAGCGCAGACGTGCTGTGGAACTGTATAGTCGCGACACGCCGTTTCGTAGCCGAACAGAAAAAAGCCGTGTGCAATATCAGCGCCGTGCCAAACATCCGGGACAAGATCTTGATCGCTGAACAAGACCTCAATCAAGATCTAGGTGCAGGGCGCCGCTTTGCTGTGGCACCGTCAGAACTGGGCTTTGGCCACAGGCTGGTCATACTCAGTGACTTTGCGTACTGGGTTGAGCATGATGCTGAACTGGTTGCCTGGTGTGAGCGCAACAATGCTATCCTTGAAGGAGCCACTGTTGAACTTGCAACTGACCAAGACCTTGTGATGTTTTTACTACGGTGGAGCCCATGAAAAAACTCTTGATACCCATAGCAGCTCTGGTTCTAAGTGGCTGCATGTCCATTGTGCAAAGATCACCTCCTGTGGATGTGAGTCTGATACCCAATGATTGTGCCAATCAACAGCGTATTGTGCGCTGGTTAGAAAATCAAAGCCGAGGAGAATGGAATGAACAAGTCGCTCAAATCAAAGCACGTATTTGGCATCTTCGTTACACTTGCAATCCTGTGTAGCGGATGTGCTTCAAACTCACAGCAGCCCATGGCCGCATATGACCTGGATTATTTTCAGATCACATGTTCCCAAAAGGCACAACAGATTGCCATGTTGCAAAGTATGCGCAGCACCAGAGATGACAGACTGTTTGCACGGGCCAGCAATGCACTACAACCCTGGTTGATAATTACCAACCCAGGTCAGTACAATGAAAATATATCACGTGGGTCAAGTCGTACAGATTGGCTGCTGAATCAGAAACTCATGGAGTTAGCACAATGTCCATGAAAACCATAATATATGGCCTGGCGCTGGTCACAGCAGCAGCACAAGCCGACCAGTGTGTGCTGCAAGACAAAACAGTTTTACACAGTGCCGTGACTGTGGCAGAACGCACCAAGATCACGGCCACAGTTGTGCCCGAACCCACAGGTGGCAAAAGATGTCTGGTAAACTTTCAGGCCAGAGTTGGTGCCATCTGGTACACCGCATTTGGTGAATATGCCTGGTCTGGAGACACACCAAGAGATCAAGCCTGTGCAGCAGCCACACGTCGAGCCGATGATTCAGTAAGAGAACAAGTGAGTTCCAGCAGAGTAATTTCGGAAAAGGTTTTGATTTGCCGGGATGATCCTACTCTAAATACTCTGCGACAAGTGAATCCAGGTGTCACCGGAGAACTGGCACAATTCAGACCACACCCAGACTATGCCACTGAATTCTGGCACAACGGAACCCAGTGTCGTTGGTTCCTGGACACAGGATATATCGTGCGTGATGTGCGTACATGGCAAGGTATTATTTGTAAAATCCATGACTCAAAATGGGTAGTGATTGACAAATTTTAGAATCAGACTTGACCTAAATTCAATCTTGTGTTATAGTTACGTATCAATAACTTTTTAGGATTTTGTATGAAATACATTTTGACATGCATGGTTGCTCTGGTTCTTTGTGCCTGCGGCACAGTGGGTGGAGCAGTAAGTGGAGCTGGGGCTGATCTTGGCAAGGCCGGCGAGTGGATTAAATCTAAATAAGGATCAATATGAAATATTTTATTGCATTGGTTACTGTGGCCTTGTTGGCCGCATGTGGCTCAACCCCCAAAGAACAGTACGAACGGCGTGCCTATGAAGAACGTCAGCGACAAGAAAAAGCAGTGACATCTGCTATTGATCGAGCACCTAAATGGATGACTGAACTGCCTGTGAGTAACAGTGCAGTGTATGCCAATGGCAGTGCAGTCAGCACAGACATGAGCATGGCAGACTACAAGGCCAAGCTGTTTGCGTATGGCAAGATTTGCATGGCAGCAGGCGGAAAAGTCAGTCAGCAATCCAAGATTTTTATGATGGACACATCTGAAGCCAGCCACGAAACCAGTGAAATTGCCATTCGCGGCATGTGCCCAGGCGTGGATATTACCGGGGTCGAAACCAAAGAAATCAAGCGAGTTGCTGATGGCACCAGATTCCGTAGCTATGTGCTGGTGGCCCTGCCAACAGGTGATGCCAATGTGCTGAAAAAACGTCAGGATCAGATACGACTGCAAGCACAAGCCCAGGGTCGTAGCCAACAAGCGTTTGAAGAACTGGACACTGTAACACAAAAGCAATAATCTGCGATAATATACGCATAAATAAAAGCAGTCCACTCGGGCTGCTTTTTCCACTACAAATTTATGGCCACAGAAACTGAAAATCTAGATCAATCACACACCCAACGGCTGGCCGACTCAGGCATGCTGGTACTCATGGGTGAAATAGACCATGACAGTATCAAACCAGTGATAGAGTGGATTCTGCATGAAAACTATGTGGTCAAGAAAAAGCGCAAAGAACTCCTGCTGATGATCTGCTCAGAAGGTGGAGACATGAGTGCTGCCTTTGCACTAATTGATGTCATGCGCAGCAGTGCTATTGCGGTCAAAACAGTGGGACTGGGACAGATTGCCAGTGCAGGACTCTTGATATTTCTAGCAGGTTCCCCGGGACGTAGAATCCTTACTCCCAACACCAGTATCCTGAGTCACCAGTTCAGCTGGGGCAGCGATGGCAAGGTGCATGAATTGTTTGCTACCATGCGTGAATTTGAGCTTACACAAAAGCGCATGATACAGCACTACCGGGACTGTACCGGGCTTGATGATGAAACTGTTCGGGCCAAGCTGTTGCCACCACATGATGTTTGGCTTGATGCTACTCAGGCTCTGGAACTGCACATCTGCGATGCAATATCCACACTGGGACGTTAACGACGCTCGCGCCCTAGGGTGGCACGATCCATTCTGGGTTCGCGATTTGTCTTTGCTGCTCGTGCACCAGGACCCGATAGTCTTGGTGTGCCGGTAACTGCATCTAGATCTTCGGCACCAGTAGCAGCTGGAGCATTGTCCCAACTGGCTTTTCGGTATTCGGTGAGTTTTTCCAACAGCGGACCCTTTTCAATGTAAGTGCGAACATAGATACCGCCCTTGGGTTTGTTCTCTACTTTCATCCTGATGGTCAGCAGTTTATTATTAGGGTTATCGCGTTCATGAATGACCACTTCTGGCCAAGTTTTTTTATCAACGTAAGTGGCTTCAAGATCTGTATTCTTTAATTTTTCAACCAGCTTGTTGAATCTCAAAATCTTGAATCCACCATCGCTGAAGTCCACCAGTTCAACATTGGGATCGCCCAGTGTAGCAAAGTGTGTGATACCAGTGGCAATGGCATCAATTATGTTGGCTTCATCTTCAGGTCTGGCGTTTTTCAATTTGTTGTCTAGTTCGGTAGCAGCATATTGATATATTTGTTTGAATGCATCTCTTGTTGCTGTTGGTGAATTGGATTTCATTGCCTTGGTAAATTTGGCCAACGCAGAACTTGCATCAACACCAAAATAATTCCACAAGATCTGTTGGGTTTCTGCACTGTCGCCACCCACTTGTCCAAACTGTTTAATACCACCTACCTTGAGACTGGTATTGAGTCTAAGTTTACGTGGCTGGCCATTTTCATCAGTGACAAACACCCACACATCGGTCTTTTGTTCTGTTTCACCTGTGACGCCATCGGCCATGATCACGATCTGATCTGACCTGCCATTGATATAAAAATACTTGCTGTATCGTTCAGCGTCCGAACTGTTGACATAAGCAGCGGCACTGGAGAATTCACTGGCCAACAGCGGTCGCTTGGCAGGATCCATGAGATCCTGATACGGCCCGGATTTAAGTCTCAGCACAAACGAAATCACATCCGCATGTTCATTATCAAAATCTTCCACTTCCACTTGATATTGATCCTCACCGGTTTGCTTTAAACTGTCAAGCACATTGCCGATGTCCTGAGCGGTCACTGTGCCGATATCTTCGTCAGATTCACGTTTGGTGAATTTAGCAAACATAGCAGCGCCCAGAATACCTTCGGCTGTTTCGCCGCGATTGGCAATTTTCCCAACATCGTCGTCGGCAGTGGCTCCAGTATACACATTAAACGCTGCCCCAATGGTACTAGAACTGCCAACAATCAAAACAGACTGTCCAGCATTATTGGAAAAAATATAACCGTCGCCGCCTTTTCCATATGTAACTGTGGGGAGATTTAAGATATCTTTTTCGCTCAATTCTGTGTCGTCTTGCCTGGTCAATGGCGGAGTAGCATCAAATCCTTGTTGCTGCAACAATGTCAGTAACTTTTTTCCAGCTTCTGACCCTGTGGAAACAGAAAATTGAGTGCCAGGTCCATATTTGGGTTTACTGATGGTCACCTCAGTTATTATGCTGTCAAGTACGTTGATTAAATCTCTCATGGTGTATTTAGTGACACCATAAGTATTGGAATGACAGAACCTATAGCAATAGAATTCAGCGGCGATTGCTGGAATAATCCTACTCAATTTCAACAACAACTTAATCAGCACCCACCTGGAGAACCACTGGTCTTGGACCTACGTGGAGAGGGTCCTAGCTTGTCGGCACTGGGCATAACCAAATCAATCAACGCCTGGCTCATGGCTAGGAAACAAACTCCTGATACTGTGCAGTTAATAGGATGGAGCAATCCTGTAGAATTTGTGCCATACCAGCGTGTGAAATGCAGCAAGATAAGTCATTTTTTCTTCATGGTTCAGGATTATTGGCAACACACAGAACCCACACTAGAACAACAACTAGAATATCAACAACCTTTTGGATTGTTTGTTGGAAGAATTACACTCAGCAGAGCTGCTATTCTGTATCAAGCACATAGCACTAGTCTTTTTGCCAGCATGATGAATCACATACAACCATTTCCTTGGAAACGAGAGATAGGTGATGTTCACGATTTAGAAAACATATCAGACTGGTTATCACTGTATGATCAGGCCCGGATGTTTGCTTGGTATGATCAACGGATTGTGACCAGTGTGGACAACAAATCAGTAAGAGATCAATTTGCTACTCCTGCATCATCAGCAGAAACCAATACTAGTTTGTTGCAGCACTATCACAATTTTGCTGTGGAGATAGTGTGTGAAACTTACACCTTAGGAAATACATTCTTTCCTACTGAAAAAACCATACGTCCTATCATGGCTGCCAAACCCATGTTGGTATATGCACCACGTTACTATCTAGCAAGATTGCGCAGCATAGGGTTCCAAACATATCACAGCATCTGGGATGAAAGTTATGACCTGTATGAAGGTGCCGATCGTTGGCGACTTATGCAACAAAGTATGCGCACCTTGCTGGAGTGCGGCCGTGCAGAACAAAAACGAATATTAAGTTTTGCACATGAGATAGCTCAATACAATCGGCAACATCTTGCGGACATTTGTAACAATCAAACCAATATACTAGACCATGATTATTCAAAGATTTGACAACGGCTGGGGCTTGCAGTTTCCACTCAAGAAGTTTGAAACACACATAGTTGATCGCATGCTCACGCACATATCTGCCGACTCTTCTAGAACTGTTGTTATCAATTCTGTATGGTATACCAAACAATATCATGAACAAGTACTGGAATGGTTGCGTAACAATCCAGTTGATTGTATTGTGCTGATTGCCATGTTAGATGCGGCTATTCCTGCTGCTGATTGGTATAGTGAGTTTGAATGTGAAATATCGACTGTGGGATATTATGCAGGACCACATGCTGTGGATTTTTGTGCAGTGTTCGTGGATGAATTTTTAAATCCACCATCATTGGATATTCTAATGGATCCGTCTCTGATTGATACAGCCTACATGTGTTTGAATCGCAAGCCACACTGGCATAGACAAAAGCTGTATCAAAGACTTGAAGCCAGTAACTTGTTGGACCGTGGTATAGTAAGCATGGGAGGCACTGGTTCAGCAGTAAGATCTTTGCCAACTGATTGCGAGCCGGACAATCTTGCACCCAACGCTGCTGCCACACATTACGGCGTACCCAATGATATAGTGAGTCTGGGCCACATGCAAAATTGGCAACGACACCTGGTAAACATTGTGACTGAAACGTTTTTCGATATCAATCAGACTGGATTTGTAAGTGAAAAAATCTACAAACCCATAGTAGGATGTAGACCGTTTTTGGTGTATGATCCTGATGGCGGCACCCGCTGGCTAACAGATCGAGGGTTTGAACCGTATGTTGCAGACTTTGCGGATATCACCGACTTGAACCTTGCTGAGCCAGCGGCCATGCACCGATTCCTTGGAGTGTTGTGTGACCAGACACCTGAGTACTGGCAAGCCAAATTTCTTGCTCTTAGTGAAAAAATACTATACAATAAACATCACTTCACTGATTATGTTCATAGTCAGAAACAAAAAATCCAAAAAGGAATATCATGCCAAATCTAGTACCAATTGTTGTTGAATCCACAAGCAAAGGCGAACGCAGCTACGACATCTACAGTCGCTTGCTTCGAGAACGCATTATCATGCTGGACTCAGATGTAGACGAACATAGTGCCAGTTTGATTGTGGCACAAATGTTGTTTCTTGAAAGTGAGAATCCTGACAAAGATATCAGTTTGTATATCAACTCACCCGGCGGCAGCGTCACAGCAGGCATGGCCATCTATGATACCCTGCAGTTTATCAAGCCTGATGTGCAGACCATTGTGATGGGACAGGCCTGCTCAATGGGATCATTGCTGGCTAGTTCTGGTGCTAAAGGCAAGCGATTTATCTTGCCCAACGCTCGTCACATGATTCATCAACCTTCGGGCGGCTCACGTGGACAGGCCACAGACATGCTGATCCAGGTCACAGAAATTCTCAAGATGAAACAGGTGCTGACTGAGATCTATGTCAAACATAACTCAGCAGGCAAAACATTTGAAGAATTCACAGCAGACATGGAGCGCGACAATTTCATGAGTGCGCAAGAAGCCGTAGACTACGGACTTGCTGACAAGATACTGACCACTAGATAATGTTTTTCCATATCAGCCAGCAGCCACAAGAAAATTACCCATGCCAGTGGCAACTGAGTAGTTTTGCAATCAGTACCGATCCCGGATGGAAACAGTTTGCTATTGGTCCTGTGCAAATTTTGTACAAAGGCTACGCAGACGCAGGACCTTTAGAATCGCTACTTGGTCAGATAATGTTTCAGAGCACGCCGCATCTGACTGGCAATTTTTGTGCGCTGGTTGTTGTAAATGACACACTAACAATTCAGTCTGATCGCTATCGCGGATTCCCAATTTATATCAATGACGCCGGCATAAACAATTTGATTGCAACTGACCGCACTGCCTGGACTGACAGCTTGATCACAGTACATGCAGATCTTGCAGTGACCGAACACAAGTTTGATGTGATTGGCAGCATCGATACTGGTTATTCAACTGTTGATGATATTGATATCTTGCTGTGTAAAAAAATTCAACAGTATGCGCAACAGGTAACAGAGCCAATACGTGTGTTTTTAAGTGGTGGCGTAGATACATTACTGGTGTATAGTTATCTTTGCCGATATCAGATTCCGCATGAATTGGTCTGGGCAGAGCACTGTGACCATGATGCATTTTGGTTGGCAAACCATGCTGATATTTGCAAAAATTGGGGATATCGACAAATACATCACTGGCAAGAACCGTGTGTGTTGGCATCAGGTGCACCCGGCGACGAATTTATGCTACGCAGCCCTGTCACTGCCAATCAGTACCTGATGCATCATGGCTCTAGTGTTTTGCAATTGCTAATGGAACATCCCGATTGCTTACATCGAGAATATTTCAAGTTACAAAAGCATGTGAAAGTATTTTCTGATCAGATGTGTAACTATCAACCTGCCACAGATCAAGATTTTAATTGGTCAGTGTGCAATACCGTTGTGAATGATTGGCAACACTGGCATATTGGAAACACCCTGACCTGGACTCCTCTGAGAGATCTTGAATTGTTTAAGTTGTGCCTGCGCTTGCCTTTAGAACTGGCAAAAGGTCAAATCATGAACAGCAGTGTTAGCCGCACACTAATCGAACAAAATGTTCCAGGACTGACCTCAGCACTGAGCAATCAAAAAAATACTGGGAATGTGATGAGAAATCTACAGCAGTTATTAAGCTAACATATCTGCTGTAAATTTGCAATAGTCCAGGATGTTGATTTTCTTCACACGGTCCATGTCTTCCACAAACTTTTTAAACTTTTGATGCAACACATGATCATAGTTGTTGGTCGCCAATGCATCGACTATTGATTGCAGTGCATTCACCGCATTTTGTTGTTGTCCTATTTCAATAGCAGTTGATTTAATTTTTTCAATAGATCGAGTTAAACTAGCAACAATCTCTGCTCGATATTGATCTGGCACTACCAGGGTTCCCAAGTAAGCATCGCTCGGGACACCAAAAGAAACCACACTGGGCCATTTGGCCAGCAGCATATCTAACACCTCTTCTATATAAATGTAATTGTATGCTGAGGAGGTAATGTTCACTCGCAAGTCCACATGAGAGTATTTTTGGATTTCTTGAAAGTTCTGATGCACTGTATCCCATTCAGTACCATAGCGTATGTACTCTGCAGGTCTCCCCACAGCGTCAATGCTGAACACCACAGTGATAGGATGTTGATAGTTTTTGATCCAGTCCCATCGAATCATGCTGCCATTTGTGAACATGGTAATGTTGGCGGACAAATGTTCAGCAGCCCAGTCTAAAAATTTCAAACAATTTTTGTCATAAAACGGTTCACCGCCTAGCAATACCACATTACGGATTCGATCAGCGAACGGTAACAAAAAATCAAAATTGCTGATGCTTTGACTGTTGACATCTTTGATATCTATTATTCCAGCCTGATGATGAAACTGCGCCACTCGAGTGCTGGCCTCAGGCCAACAAGTTTGACAAGCAAAGTTACACACAGCCCCTGGACGAATTTCCAAAGTAATATCGTTGCCGCTGTATTCTGCATAGGACCGAGCACCGTTGAGACGAGTGCTATCACCCCTGCCTGTTTTTTCTATAGAATGGCAATGCTCACAACCGCTGGGCCAAGAATCTTGTGCCAGTTGATTTTTAATTCTGATAATCTGATCAGATTGGTGCCATGTGTCAAGATTGACCGAACCAAGTTGATTTTGTGCTGTCCATGAAGAATCATATTTCCAAACACAACATGGTTTCACCACTTGGTCATAAGAAATAGCAACCCCGTGGTCTAGAAATTTGCAATGCATAGAATATTTAGTAACGCATTTTTGCCAGCATAAAAATACAATCTTGACATTTATTCGATAGTTTGATTGACCAATATTACCCGAAGTGCTATAATACACACAGAGCAACAAAGGACTAACATGATCCAACTTTGGGCATATCTAGCAATCAGCCTGGTGTTGACAGCCTGCGGCGGCGGCTCAGACAATGGTCAGCCCAGTTCAGATCAGAATCAGATAACTCCGACTGTTGCATTTACTAGAGTGCTAAATCAAATTACTGAGAGAAACAGAGTTGAAACCTATGCTGTAGGTGATCTCAATGGCGACGGACTAGATGATGTAGTAGTTGGTGGGTGGACAGGCACAGGCACGTCATACCTTGCTGTGCTGATTCAAAATGCCAACGGTTCACTAACTGATCGAACTGTTCAGCTGGCAGGAACTAATCAGTACTCCGGTAGCCAGCGCATGTTCATACTGGACGTGGACAACGATGGATTTGCGGATATTTGGCTGCCCGGATTCAATGACTGCACGGGTTGTTCTGCCCAAAGTGTCATGCTTTGGGGCAATGCGAATGGTATCTTTACACGGCAAACTTTTGCTACTGCCATAGATAGTCATGGAGCAGGTGTTGCTGATCTCAACGGCGATGGACGTAAGGATTTTCTTATTCGCGGGGTCTGGGACGGAACCACAAACAACTACGGATATTATTTGAACAATGGCAATAGAGCGTTTACTTTTGTAACAAACTCGCAATTAAATGGTGCAGCAACGTGTGCAGTAGCCAAAGATCCAGTCTCGGGTCATATTGCAGTGGTTCAAGGCAACAACAACCAAGTAGCAGGATTTAGTCACAGTATCAATATTTTTGACGCCAACCTAAATTTAATCACGCAAATCGGTGTGGCCAGTCAAGATCCTGCAGTCAATGACTTGATCAACAGCATCAGTGTTGATGTCAACGCAGATGGATTAATGGATTTTGTGCTGGTGTTTAATCCTTTAGCAGGCGCAGGCGGCAGGAGAGAAGTTTGGCTCAATCGCGGCGCAGACAACTTTTCATATGCATACACAATTGACAGTGGCTACAGCAACGGCTATGACATTCAAGCCCTAGCCTATCAAGGGTCCAGTTACTATCATTTCAATGCTGCCAACGGAGATGGCAATTTGTACCGACTCCAAGGTGGTCAATTTCTAGGGTACCTGCGAGAAAGCTTTTTGACCATGGCACGTGCCTTGGGAGCCAACCCCGGAGTCAGAGACTGGAGTGTGTGGTCTTCCACTGTTTATCGAGGCGCCTCAGGCATGTACATGCTGCAACATGTGACCGGGGGCTACTACACCCAAAAACTTTGAAATACAGGTTGCATAAAAATCAATATTCAGTTATAATACATTTTGGAGTTGAAGAATGAAATATAAAATATTAATGGCGGTGTTGTTCACAGTGGGTTTGTTTTTGATGCTGTTGCCTTTTGTATGGCTAGGGACCAAGTGATGACACAAGATGAATACCTGCGAGAACTTGCATCTCAAGTGGATCCGGACTTGGTGGAAAAATTTCGTGACTGGCCCGATGAGACCAGGATGTACATGTATCTCCACAACATTCAGTTGGCACACATGGCCAGATTTGAACACATGTTGAAAGAACACACCCTGAACATTGCTGCCTTGAACAGTCGACCCACAGTGAATGCTGTGAGCACCACCTGGATTGAGCCCTAGGCCATGACAGTGCTATGGATCTGGAGCCTGCTGACCTTGAACAGCGAAGGCCTGATTCAGCAATCACGTCCCATGCAAACTGAGCCCGAGTGCCTGCAGTTGTCCGCAATAGTACGGGTATTCAACAATGACACCGGAACCTTGTGCATACGTCACAAGATCTCTGTGCCTCGACAGGAGTAACACAATGGGAACACTAGCTGAATATTTTGCTGCCAATCGTTACGTGAGCCAGTATGAAATTGGTACACGACTGTTCGGTCGCTGGAACAAGATTCCGTTTGTGGGCACAGTGGGCAATGACAGTGTAGTAAACGAACTAGAAGGTCCCATGATCAGTGTTCGACTGGACCTGCCCATCAAGTATGAGGACAGAATCTACAATCACATTCGTGTGAAACATGCGGATGTGAAGCTTTATCGGTAGGGGAATTTGACACAGAGTCAAATATTATTTTATTTTAACTTAGGAAAAATTATGTTCAAAGATATTCGTGTTCGTGCAGCTCTTAGGACTCTGGCAGTGTTTGTAATGGCTGCGGTGTCAGGTTTTGCAATGGTACTGGCTCTGGAAACTTATGGCTTCAGAGCAGTGATGACCCTGTGTTCTGTCATAGTGGTGATCTGGGTCGGATCCATCATATACGAGTTGATGCTGCTGGAGTTGAAGCATGAAGAAGCAGCGGAAGAATACCGTGTGCAACTTGAAAAATCCACTACAGAATAAGCAGAAAGCCCCTTTCGGGGCTTTCATTTTTACGCAGCGTCTACAAACTTCTTGAGTTCTTCGGCCTTGACCACAATGTCCGTACTGGACGGAAAATCTGGTAAGGTTGGGAACGGATGAGACTCTCGATTGGCATCAGTCAGCTTGGAATGGTATTCCTGCATCTTTGCGTCTCGAGATTGGATGATTGGCGTCTGAAGGATTTCTCTAGCCAAGTGTAAGAGTTCGAGACGAATCTCGTAAGGTGTTTTGCTCATGTTTTTCTCCTGTGTATGTGTGTGTAATCTGCCAACTGCCCTATGCTTTTGGCAGAATGCTACACGAGCCTATTACTTATAGATGTAATTTATGGTGTTGGAATTTTCTCTCAATTCCACAGCACCGTTCTTGAGATGGAAACGTCGAGCCATTGGGGTCTTGGGACTCAAGGTCACATAGGTCTGTATTTCAGGAAACTCGGATCGGATAGACTGTTGTGCTTCTTGAATCAGGCTACGGCCAGCGCCAGCAGTGTAACTCCAGATGGTGTAAAACACAGCAATGGTAGCACTCTCCACAATGTTGACCATGTCCTCTACCGCAGCAGGAATAACAGACAAGAACTTCACACAGGTCACTGCTTGAGTTTGATCACCACTTTTGAGCATGTAGATTCTGCTGTTGGCGTTGACTCGGTCGGTCACCGGAATTTCTGGTCGCACAGGGTCGTCCAGGATCAGTTGGTTCAGGTCTTCAGTAATTGTAGTAATTGTGTATAACATAATCTACGCCGTTGGTTATGTGCAGCTATTTATCATTGGCATCAGATCAGGAAATTTTATCAGAACACTAGATTATGGCAACATGATCGTCCAAACATGCTTGATTATATCGCACACATGCGTTATACTATGATCATGCTGTGACGCAAACAGCTAATTTAACTTACTTTGAAAGGTAACAATTATGCGCTTTAATCCAGAAACTAAAACCTACAAACTCTTCTCCGCTCTCAATGCAGGCGAGAAAGTATCCGCCAGTGTCGCTTCCAAGCGTTTTGGCATCAAGAACATCTCCGCTGACGTATCACGTATTCGTCAAGCTGGTTTTGCAGTGTATGCCAACTCTCGTGTGGCTGGCAACGGTGTCAAGGTAACTGAATATCGTATTGGCAAACCAAGCCGTAAACTCGTGGCATTGGGATACAAAGCCCAGGCCATGGGAATCACTCTCTAAGAGATTCCGCGCTGTCTGATTCAAACCGGACACTAGGCAAACAAAACCGGTGCAATGCCGGTTTTCTCTTGACTGATATTCACTTTTGTAGTATAATACACACATGCTAAAAAACTTATTCAAACGCCTGGGTCGATACCGCGTGATCATGGATCGACTGGATGGAGAACCTTACCTGGAACGCTACTATGTGTTTCTCCGGGACCGCTCATGGTTTCCATTCAACATCTTTGTTCACAAGTTTCTCAAAAGTGATCCGGATGATGTGCATGACCATCCGTGGCCGTTTGCCACACTGATTCTTCGAGGTGGATACTGGGAATGGCGTCCCTTGTTTGACGCTCAAGGTCGTCGCCAAGGTGAAACAGCCCGTTGGTGTGGTGCAGGAAGTTTTCGCACAGCACGGGCCAACACCTATCACAGGATCGAGCTTGATCCTGATGTCACTTGCTGGACCTTGTTCATGCCCGGTGCCAAACAACGTGACTGGGGATTTCTTGTAAAAAACAAGTGGGTGCAGTGGGAACAATATTTGATTCAAAGGAAAACAACATGAAATGGTTCAAACGCATGATCGTTCGTTGGGTGCGAGAAGATTGGGACAAAGCAGGTACTTCTGAGGACTCAGCAACGTATCCAATGCCCACAGGAAATCGTCGAAAGAATCTAATTGGTCTGGTCAGCGACGACGTGGAAAGCGATGCCGGACTCAATATCACAGTACGCAAAGCAATTGGTGGCAAAATCATAACGTTCAGGCACTATGATGCCAAAACAGATCGCAGCAGCAACAAATTATACATTGTGCCTGATGAACTGGATTTTGAACGTGAACTGGGCAAGATGATCACGCTGGAAAGCATGCGAGGCTGAAAGTAAATACATTATGGAAACTATTGTTGATTTCGCCCAATGGGTGCTCTGGATCGCCGGTGCTATTATCTTGGTCACTTGGCTAGCACAACTGGTGCTAAAAACATATCTCCTGATAAAAATAAAACAGTATCAGACTGAACTGCAACCAGTCCTGGACGTGATGGAACGTGCTGTTGCTGGCCAACTAATCTTGCTCACGGTAGAAGTTGACCACAATCAGTATCTGTGCTATAATGCACTGACTCAGGAATTTGTGTGTCAAGGCGTTGATGTAACCGAAATAGTTCAACGTTTCAGAGCCAGATTTCCGGACAAGTCATTGACAATATTCAATGGTGATGACACAGCAGTGGAAACACTACAACAACAATCTAGAGCACAACATGAAAATCTCAGTTTGCAGTGACCTCCATCTGGAGTTTGGTGACCTTGACTTTGCCAACACAGAGTCAGCACAGGTTCTGATTCTCTCAGGCGATATCTGTGTGGCCAAAGACATGGTTGCACATGACACCGTTGAAGTGCTGGGCATAGATGGCCGCAGCGGTCGCTATCACAAATTCTTCCAACGCTGTTCAGAACGGTTTGAGCATGTGGTGTACATTGTGGGCAATCATGAGCACTACAATCATGACTTTGCAAAAACTATTCCACGCCTTAGAGATGTGTTGAGTTATTTGCCTAACCTGCACATTATGGAAAAAGATTCGCTTGATATCGGTGACATCACGTTTCTGGCTGGCACGTTATGGACAGACATGAATCGCGAAGATCCGCACACCTTGTATGCTATTCGCGGCTACATGAACGATTTTCGTTGCATCACCAACAGCGCCAAAGACACCCACTTTCGTGACACAGATGGCAACTTTCATACTCGTGTGTCCAGATTTAGTCCTGAAGACACTGTGGAAGAACACAAGGCCATGCTGGAGTTTGTGAACACTGCTATCACAGCCCGACCTGATCGGCAGTACGTGGTTGTGGGTCATCACAGTCCCAGCAAGCTCAGTACCAAGCCACAGTACGAGGATGACCAAATGGTGAATGGTGCATACAGCAGTGACCTAAGTGAGTTTATTCTTGATCATCCGCAGATTCGACTGTGGACACATGGACACACTCATCATGAGTTTGATTACCTGGTTGGTACCACCAGGATTGTTTGTAACCCACGTGGCTATGTCGGTTATGAGCAGCAGGCCACTGACTGGCGATTGCTGACTGTTGAGGTATGACAGAATTGTCCCTGACTCGAGAACAAGTGCAACAGCTGGCAACATTTTTTGCTCTGGACTTGAGTATTCACGGTGTGACCATACGTGAGAGTCACGACAACGGCATTGGAACCAGCCATCGCGCCACGTTACACAAGACTGAAGCGGCACGTGATTTTGAAGCAGACATTACTGATGTCTCAAACTGGTAAGGAACTTATGACTGAACTTGAAACTTTGTTGAAAACACATGACTGGGGTCATGCAGGATACGTTGCTCGCCCTGCGCTGGATCAGGCCATGCGAGCCACGGCCGGTGCAGAAGCTGCTGCACTGTGGGAAAAATACTGTCCTTGGAGCATGACCAATGGCGGATACATTGCTTGGAGCGACATATGAAAGTGTATATTTCGAAATATCGTAGTCACTGGATCTCACCTTACACAATCTTGGACTATGCGTTTTTTTGGACTGACTGGTCAAAGTGCAGTCGGGACAAACGCATTCTTGGACTTGACACAAAATATATTGAGCATCCCGACTGGGTGGAACGCTGGAGTGATCGACTAGAACCTGTCAGTAAAGGTATCATGTGGGTGTTGGATCGTGTGCATCCGCCTATCAACTACATCAAGATTGATCACTATGACACCTGGAGCATGGATTCGACTCTAAGCCCTGTCATCTTGCCCATGCTCAAACAACTCAAGGCGGTCAAGCATGGTAGTCCACATGTGGACGATGAGGATGTGCCTGAAAACCTGCGCAGCACCGCAGCACCGGCCAAAGAAAACGACTGGGACACAGATGGCAATCACTTTGCTCGGTGGGACTGGGTCATGGACGAAATGATCTTTGCATTTGAGTGCAAGGTAGATGACTCCTGGGAAGAGGCTTTCCGTTCAGGAGATCATGATATAACATGGATTCCCGTAGATGCTGACGGCAATCAAGTGCCCAAGGGCGAACACAAGTATTACCAGATGGGCAAAGGCCCCAAGGACACCTACCAGTGTGACTATGAGGGTATGCAAGTGGTAGAAAAGCGCATCCAAAATGGCTTTAGATTATTTGGCAAGTACTATCAGGCACTCTGGGACTGATCCAGACACTGCCGACCGTTCAACAACTCAAAGGAATCAATGTTCACTCAAATGGCTCAGCAACTGTTACAACGTCACGAATCCAGTGCAGAACCCAACTCGATTGATCTAGACAGCTATCTAGACTGGCAACGCAATCACACATTTGAGGCCCTACAAAACATACGTTATGGACAGAGTTTTTGCAATCACTTTGACATCACTGACAATCGTATTTTCTATGAACGTGACTGGACCCGCTGTGACAAACTGATTCGAAAAGAATGGCTGAGCCGTCCCTAAACAGGGTCACTATAAAAAATGCCACAGCTGATGATGCAATCAGGCTCAAGTATCAGCTGGTGCAAGATGGGCTGATTCCGGGGCAGGATTTTGAATGGTCCTGGGTGAGATTACAGGATCCCAACGACTTGTATCCTGTGGTACGAGTGGCGTATTTTGATTTTGTGAATCCTGTGTTGGCCACATTTTACCAGCTCAAGTGGACATGAACATAATTAATTGTAATGCAAGTTGAACTAACAGGACCAGTAACAGAGAGTCGTGAGCGCAAGAGCTTTGAGTACTCCTGTGAGATCAACAAAAAGCTGGGCACACTGGATCGCATGCTGAACTGGTGCAGAACTGAACTACTACACGACTGGCGATGGGAACTGGTGGGTTCAGGTGATGATCAGTGGCACTATATTTTCTATTTTGACACCGAACGCGATCTGTTTGCATTCACTCTACAATGGCAATAACATGAGCACAGAACAAGACAAATTTGACCACAGCCGCAGAAGGCTCAAAGATGACAATGCTGTAAAAAAGCAGACCCGAATTGCCAAAGGATTTGGTCTACCAGTTGACGAGCCACACAAGTTTGCCAAACGTCATGCCATGGATTGTGGCAAGCCAAAGTGTGTGATGTGTGGCAACCCCCGTAAAACTTTCAAAGAGTTAACCCAGCAAGAAAAGCGACTGTTCCAGGACCTGGACCAGAGTCGCGGAACACCACCCGCAGAAACTGATTGACCTTTATTTGCCCGTATGCTATAATCGAGCATATGACAAACACCGGAGCAGATCAATGAGCGACGACCGTAAGGGCATCTTTGCTGTGATGTGGGACTGCAATGGTCTAGAAGCAGTGCAGGCAGTTCCGTACCCTGCAGACACTACCTTTGCCTTGCTCAAAGGCGACCAGCCGCCAGCCTTTCCCAAACTCATGCACTGGACATTGCGGGCTCGTTTCAACAGCCACCGCCACTACGAAATCTACATAATCACTGCCACCCCCGGCATTACAGAAGATGATGTTCGAGACATGTTTGACGCTGATCCGCAGACAGCAGCAGACACCATAAGACGTATAGGTCAAAAGTACTACAGTGATCGCCAGGGACCTGGTCGCATAGCAATCACCTAGTGGTTGACCATTATTGCCCAGAGTGCTATAATGCACACATACCGCAACAAACCGGAGTAAGATATGATTAAAGCAGTTGAAAGCAATCTTCCTATTGAACAACTCGAAATACTTCGCCCAATTTTTAGAACTCTTGCCAAACTACAAAGCAAGCAACTTCGAATTCGTTTTCGCGGCCCACGTCGTGATACCATGCGTTTGTATTGTTTGAAACGTGATGCCGTTCGTTTCAGTGTTTACATAGATTAAAAGATAATAATATGAACAAGCTCGCTGATGCTATTAAAACGGTTATCCCTAATGTCGTCCAAGAATGGAATGATATTAAACTTCCGTTGTTTGAACAACTTGTTGAACAAACTTTTAACAAGTATTTTGAAGGTCGCCAAACACAAGAAAAAACTAAAATGGTAGCTCCTATACTAGATAGTATTTTTGCTAGACATGTAAAAGCAATCATTCCAGAATTTGTTGTCTCAGAAGGTAAAGGTCAAGACTATCTATATGGTAGTATTCCTTTTGAAGGTAAGATTACATTTGGTAGCGGAGATAGTTGGACCGGGAACGGGTATAGCAAGACACCGTGGCATCTTCTTATGCGTTTCGAATTAACAGAACAAGGAAAGATTGTTAGCCAGTTTGCTATGATAACTGATCTTTCTCAATGCGAAAGTAATTGGACTGCCCCGGGAACAACTAGTAACTTTAGTACATTAAAATTTAAAGTCAAAGACATGGACAATCTTATTCCAATTATTGGAAAATTAAGTAATAAAACAAAGACAGGCAAAGATGCAACATATGTGTCAGCATTGATGGAAGCTGTCTATAAATAAAATTATGCAAACAAATATAATTCACTTACAAGATTGTGTGGAGGGCATGTTGGCATTGCCTCCGCACAGTGTAGACATTGTTGCTACGTCGCCACCTTATAACTTAGGTATTGCTTACGGAACCTACAAAGACAATAAGCCGCGCCAGGAATATCTTGATTGGTTGGGCAAAGTATTTGAGGCAGTAAAGCATTGTCTCAAAGACGATGGACATTTTTGGCTCAACGTTGGTTACAGTAATATTGATCCCTGGGTCGGTATGGATGTAGCACAGGTTGCCCGGGAACATTTTGTTTTGCAAAATAACTTTACCTGGGTCAAGAGCATTACAATCAACGATGTTACTACCGGACATTTCAAGCCCATCAATAGTGATCGTTTTGCTAATCCAACATGGGAACATCTGTTTCATTTTACTAAGGCAGGAGCAGTGCCTTGTGACAAATTAGCAGTGGGTGTTCCTTACATGTGGGACTGTAATATTGACAACACCGGACGTATCAAAGGCCGCTTGGCTAAAAAGTTAGGGTTCAAAGATATCAAAGACTATAATAAAAACGCCACCACTGGACAAAAAGAAAATTTTGATATTGAAATTGCCAACAAAATTGCAAATCAAAAGCCCAAAGCAGATAGTAGATGTCGGGGTAATTCTTGGTTTGTTCCATATGATACTATTGCCAACAGAGAAAAACATCGAGGAAGTCACCCTGCAACTTACCCAGTGGCATTAATTGAACAATGTATCAAATTTAGTGGGATTAGCAGCGGAGTGTTGGTTGATCCGTTTATGGGATCCGGAACTAGTGCCGTTGCCGCAGTTAAATGTGGCTTAGAATATATTGGGTTTGACATCGACACAGAATACCGACAGTTTGCACAGGATCGAATTGCTGATTTTATCCAACAACTATCGGTGCCAGAAATAATTGAACCTACTAAGAAAAAATCCAAAACAATACAAATGGGCAATCCGTCTCTGTTTGAATTTACTTGACCAAATTACCTGGCCATTGACACAGCATTTTGATTATTTTAAACATTTAATTATCAACATAGAGAAATAATTATGAGTACACTAATATTCAACGGTCGTCCTTGGACAGTGTTTGACGCTCACAACAAACTACACCGTCAGTGGTTTGCAGAATTTCAACGAGACCGTACCTGGGGACATTGTCCTGTGCGATTCATGTCCGATGACCGTGAAGGCGATTTACTGACCATGATCCAACGCAGACTGATTGACTACTATCTTGCCAAGGAATTTGGCCTAGCAAAGAAATCACGAGCATGAACAATTCTCAACTGTATTTTGCCTACGGCATGAATACCAATCATATTGAAATGTCCTTTCGATGCCCGGATGCTTTTGCCCTGGGCCATGCTCGACTGATTGACCATGCTTTTAGATTTGCTGTTCATGCGGATGTAGTGCCATGTGCTGGCAGTTATGTGGATGGAGTGTTATGGAGAATCACCGACCGAGATCTCGACAGCCTGGACATACTGGAAGGTTACCCCACCTACTATGGCCGGGATAGTTTGAGAGTGAGTATAGAATCAAGAATTGTTCAAGCCGTTTGCTACAGTATGCAGCCCGGGCGATCTGACTCCCCTCCCAGTGCCGGTTACATGAACATGGTGCTGGAAGGATATGCTCAGCACCATGTGCCAACTGAACAGTTGTGGAATTCGGTCGAGCTGGTTGACCAATAATGCCCGAAGTGCTATAATACACACACAGCAACAAAGGACACAGAATGGAACATGCTTTCGAAGGCCCTGCAAAAGCTCGTGAGTTTTTGAGCAGCCTTATGCCTTCCATGATTGGCCAATTGGGCCTGGGTCGTAGCCGTCGAGCTTTGTTGGTAAAAATCACTCCTGATGTTCCAGACGGCATGGAAGGTGCAACCATGTACATAGACGTGGCGGACTGCTACTTGGTGTTAATCAAGCAGCCCCGGAGACTGAGCAAAAGCTCGCTAATAAACATGGCCACAACTCTGGCTCATGAAATGGTGCATGTGCGTCAGTTGGCCAAGGGTCAGTTGAAATATCTGCCCCGTGAGGCCAAGCTCTGGATGGGACGCCGTTACACCAAAAAAACAAGCTATCTGGACCAGCCCTGGGAACAAGATGCCTTTGCACGCCAGGAAATGCTCATGCGGCGAGCCATTGAATAATTTGGTTGACCATTAATGCCCGAACTGCTATAATACACACATACACAGCAAATAGGAGTCACAATGCTTACAGTCAATCAAACTATTCGTTCCTACGCAGGCCGACCAGGCTGCATGTGCGGATGCAACGGCACCTACAACGAAGGCGAACGTGCCCGCAAGATGGCCATAACTACCTTGCTCAAGGACCCTGCTGTGAGATTTGACACATGGGGCGACGGCACTGAAGGAGCAATATTTGTTGTCACTGCTACCCGCAATCGTGTACTTTATCTCACAGCAGACGGTGTGAAAACAGTGCAGGCACTGGGCGTAAAGCACGAATAAACTGTGAACTTTTCGGTTGACCAATATTCACCGAAATGCTATAATACACACATACACAGCAAAAAGGAATACGAAATGAGTTACTACATTATTGCCAAGGCTACTGGACTTATTGTGTCAGATGGCCCAAATCGTACCCGTGCCTACAAGACGTTTGGATCGGCCTGTGCTACCCGAACTCGTGTTTGCCGCAAAGCAGGTTACACAGTTGATGAACTGGACGTGGTAAACACTCAGACCTACAAGCCACGCCAGGTCACTCGCAAGAACTTGATGAGTGGTCAAGAGTTCCAAGAGGACGTGAACACACCTTACTTTTGCTCTCCTTCTTCAGAAACTTACTGGAGCATGTGATCGGTTGACCAATATTCACCGAAATGCTATAATACACACATACACAGCAACAAGGAACCCAAAATGGCATACTTCAATCAAGAACGCAAAGCACAACTAGCACCGGCTATCAAGGCCATCCTGAAAAAGTACAAGGTCAAGGGTTCGCTTGCAGTACGCAATCATTCTAGTTTTGTGCTGAATATCAAGAGTGGTGCCATTGACTTCATTGGCAACTACAACAGCACCGTGGCAGCACAGCCCGGCGGATTCCGCAACGGCAACCCTGCTGTGAAGTCCCTGGATGTGAATCCCTACTGGTACCAGGAACACTTTGACGGTCGGGCACTGAGCTTCTTCAAAGAAATCTTTGCTGCAATGAACGTTGGAAATCATGACCGCAGCGACATCCAATCCGACTACTTTGATGTAGGCTGGTATGTTGACGTGAATGTGGGTGCCTGGAACCAACCATATGAGTTGACAAAATAGGTTGCCCAATATTCACCCAAATGCTATAATACACACATACAGCAACAAACCGGAGCAAGATATGAAGACTATTCAAGACATCAACTCAGCTATCATCAGTGGCACCTGGACCAACACAGAACTCAGTTCAATGATTGACGCTGTGAAATTTGCTCGTGCGCAACTGGGCCAGTCAACCAAGCGAAGTCTTGCAGTTGGCGACAACGTGAACTTTGACAGCACCAAGCTAGGAAAGAATGTGACCGGTGTGGTCATGAAGATTGCTATCAAGTATGTCACAGTACGTTCAGTCAGTGGCTTGTGGAAAGTGCCTGCCAACATGTTGACCAAGGTTGGGGAGTACGCATAACATGACCAAAATCATAATTGGATTTGTACTGGGCATTGTGGTCAGCACAATTGGCTTCAGTGGTCTGGCTCGTTTAGCAGATCAGGGTGTGAGCACCATCAAACAAACTTCGCAGGAAATGGCAAAATGAACAAACAGTTTACCAATTCGGTAAACTCAACCCAATCTATTGCAACAAAAAGGTTGACACTGATCACTCTTTTTGTTACAATTAGGTCAGCTGTGCAGAACAGCATTTTTAAACTTTGAAAGGCAACTTTATAATGGCAACAGAAAAAACTTTTACCGTAGCAGGCACCGCAACCAATGCAGATGGCACCGTCAAGGTCCGTTTTGCAAATGACTTGGTAGCACGTATCAAGATTCTTAACAAGAACAACTGCACCAACATCAACTTGATGGAATTGCCCAAGGCAATGACCAAGTTGGAAGCTCTGCAACACCTGCAGACTTTGGGTATCACCATCGGTGATGCTGGCTTTGCAGTAGCAAACAAACTGGCCGAGAAATCCAAGGTGGCCAAGAAGGGCGAGATCAAGGTCAAGGCAACTCGTGTTGCTAGTGCCAAGGCTCCAGCCACAGCAGACATTCCTGCCTAACAGCAGCAGATCCTGCAAGACAGAGGCTCCCTGGAGCCTTTTCTTTTGGCTAAATATTTTGTGGATACTGTTCCACATCAACCTTGTGCAATACATTATCCTATATCGCGGCGATGCGTCAGATGCCAAATTCAAATCTTGGATAAAAAACAATCCTGCCGCCCGAGCCCGTATTGTTGACAATCGATTGACCCTGCCTGACTATCAGGCTCTGGGCCTGTTTCAACTGAGTTGGGTGGAAGAATGGGATCTTACTGTTATATGGGATTCTTGGCAACGTCGTCATATTGTCATCCAATAATATTGACAAGTGACCGCGCATAGTGTATAATTACACTATGATACAGAACTTTGTAGCCCCGGGTCGAACACTCACACAGTACACTTGGCACGAGGCGCTGGTGGCAGCAGGTAGTTCAGAACATGATCCGATATTTCTTCAGGATCAGTGCATGGAAGACTGGCTATCAGGACAACAGTATCAGATCATAGAATTCGACGCTGAGAGCTACAGTGCCAAACTGGAACAGGCTGTGGCTCAAGGCATGAATATAGTCATCATCAAGGAGAAATCAAAATGACACAACACGAATCAATTGTAGCAGCCTACGACACATACATTGCAGAAAATGAAAAGTTCACAGCCAAGGGTGTGAAAGCAGCCGCGGCTCGTGCTAGAAAAGCTCTGCAAGAAATGAGCAAGGGCATCAAAGAACGCCGCAAAGAAATCACAGCGGAAAAAGAAGCCTTGGCTACTGTGGCAAAATGATTCATCGGGATCTTCAATTGCCCGTTAGGATTTCTACTGAATGGCCCACAACACTAACACCGCTGCAACGAGATCAGCTGCTTCAAGAGAAACTGACTCGACTGGCGGTGTGGTATCAACACTCAAAAAGTCATGACAAAACCAAACATACTAGTCCGGCAAATAGTTGAAGATCCTGAAGATCCAGAACAGTTGATTCTGGATCTTGGACAAGAATTATGTGATCAAATGGGCTGGGACGAGGGCGACACCTTGACCTGGACCGATCTCAAAGACGGCTCGTGGCAGCTGAAAAAAGCACCAGAATGAAAAGCCGCACAGTATCCTATCCTATTGATCCTGACGCTTTGAAAAGCGTTTGGAACATCAATGGCAGCAATACCGTCACAAGTCATGGCAACACCGTGGGCATGCCTTTTGGTCCAATCACAGCAATTGGCAGCAGCACCAGCGGTACCTATTTTGGCAACACCGGCCCTTATGGTGCGACTCCAACCTGGACAAATGGCACCACTGGTGTTGGCCAGGCCCCGGTCACTGTCAACGCCAGTGGCAAAATTGATCTCCAGGGCGAGTCAGCAGACATCACAATCAACGGCACAAGCCTCCTGGCCACTCTGGCAGCACTACAAGAGCGCCTGAACTGGATGCAGCCCGCAACTGAACTTGAAGCAGAATGGGATCAATTGCGTGAGTTAGGCGACCGTTATCGTGAGTTAGAGCAACAATGCCGAGAAAAATCCCAGATGTGGGCAAAGCTCAAAACATTACCTAAGTTGAATCAACTATGAAACCAAAAAAACGAATCAGTCATATTGTGAAGTGGATCAAACAATATGCCACCAAGTCCAAGATATCAACTCTGGTGGTTGGGGTGTCAGGCGGTATTGACAGTTCTGTTGTGAGCACACTATGCGCCATGACCGGACTCCCAACAATTGTGGTTAGCATGCCCATCTATCAGGTGTCAGCACAGAAACAGCTCAGTGAAGATCATGCGGCCTGGCTTACACACAACTACGCCACTGTGACTCACATCAACCTGGATCTTACTCCGGTGTTTGCTGCCTTTGAACAAAAGGTTGGCCCTGTGTGCTCAACAGATCAAGAATCCAATTCCCAAGAACAATTGGCCTTTGCCAACAGCCGTGCAAGACTGCGAATGATGAGCCTGTATCAGATTGCTCAGTGCAACGGTGGCATTGTGGTGGGCACTGGCAATCGAGTAGAAGACTTTGGTGTGGGGTTCTACACCAAGTACGGCGACGGTGGCGTGGACATCAGCCCCATTGGAGATTGCCTCAAAACTGATGTCTGGGACATGGGACGTGAAATGGGCCTGCTGCAAGAAATCATTGACGCTGCCCCCACTGACGGACTCTGGAATGATCGCAGAACTGACGAAGATCAGTTAGGCATGACCTACCCAGAACTGGAACTGGCCATGGCCCTGGACACCATGGTCTGGACAGAAAAACTCAGCAAAGACCAAACCCGTAATCTTCAACGCTATCGCAAAATCCGAGAGGCCAATCTGCACAAGATGTTGCCAATTCCGGTGTGCATGATTGACAACAATTGAACTTGATGTTATAATTGTTGATGGGGTTAACTCCCTAGTTAATGGCAAAACGCTACCATTTTGGCCCGGACTAGTCCGGATTTCAACCCAACTGAGTAAGTAAAACTACCATGAAAACAAAAATCTATCAAAATCTAAAAATGGCCAAATGGAGCTCTAGAGCTCTCAACGCCATCGGACTTGTGCTGGTGTTCGCGGCTGTGTTTGCAGCCTGCAATTCCAAGCTGAGTCAACTACGCCAAGACAATCGCAACCTGCCCACCGGCTATGTAAGTGCTGCTGAAAACACCAAACAACTGGATTGTCTCACCAGAAACATCTACTGGGAAGCTGCCTCGGAACCCTTTGAGGGCAAGGTAGGTGTTGCTCAGGTCACACTGAACCGAGTAGAATCGGGCAAGTTTGCCCCCACCGTGTGTGGAGTGGTATATCAGAAGAACACATTCTATCAAAAGGTAGTGTGTCAGTTCAGCTGGTACTGCGAAAGCAATCACAAGATTCGACCAGTGCATCCTGCACTCTGGAAAGAAAGTGAAGAAGTGGCCAAGAAGGTGCTGTTGGAAAAATTCCGATTGCCCAGTCTTGAAAACGCATTGTTCTATCATGCGGACTATGTGAGCCCAGGTTGGAAACTGCCCCGAATTGAAAAAATTGGTAACCATATTTTTTACGGAGACAAAGCATGAAATTTGACATCAACATTGCACGTGATTTTGTGGCAAATTCCCTGGCTCGAATTTCAGCAGATACTCTGGGCTGGTTGGCAGCTATCCTGTTGCATGCTGCCACTGTGCCCACAATGCTGGCTCTGATCACAGGACTCAGCGATCGCCCACCCAGTCTGGATCTGGTGCTGTTTATGTGGAGTGCCTTGGTCTTGTTGTTTTTGCGGGCCATAGTACTCAAGGACAATCTAAACATTATCACAATTGGTCTGGGCTTTATTGTGCAGGCTGTGATGATGGCTCTTGTGTTGTTTAAATGACTGTACCAAACTTTGTGGTGCTGGATAGCATACACGGTCGGTTTATCATAAATCGACACTGTAGTTTTCAAGCAGAAGCCTTGATCAAAACAGGTGCCACACACATCGAAGATGAACTGCGCAACATCTTTGCCATACTGGGCACAGTTCCACAGGGGGCTGTGATCATTGACGGTGGTGCCAATGCAGGTTTCTTTACAATTCCTGTGGCCAACAACATACGAGCAAAGAAACCACGAATCATTAGTTTTGAACCACAACGCGAGTTGTACCGTGCGCTGTCAGGTAGCCTGGCTCTGAATGACATTGACTTTTGTGAGTTGCACAACGCCGGGCTTGGTGAACACCCTGGCACAGCCCGGGTGCCTCCAATTGATTACGGTATGCCACAAGACTTTGGTTGTGTGCAGATTACAGAGACTGGCCCGGGCACAGCAATCGAAATAAAAACCATTGACGGCCTGGCCCTGGATCGATTGGATTTTATCAAACTAGATGTGGAAGGATATGAGTGTGCTGCCTTGGCAGGCGGCATTGAGACCATACAAAAATATCGTCCATATATCTGGGTGGAATTTTTTATCACAGGAGCGGACGCAATAAAACACACATTGGCCGCGGTGCCAGATTATGAGTTTTTAAAAATAGACTATCAAAATATGTTGTGCATTCCAAAAGAAATTCGATCTCAGATCAATATCATCAACGCGGATCAATTGTGACTTGACTATTAATTCACTCTGTGCTATAATAAGCACATGATTGAGCCACAAAGGATATTTCAATGACGTTTCATCTAGTTGGACCTGCTCTTAGTCTTAATGGTAAAAAGAAGGGCAAGTTCAAATACCGCAATGCCGAGGAAGCACGACTGGCTCGTGAGCTGGATTCCAGCTGGAAAGAACTGCTGAAACGTCAAGGCGTGGCTGCAGAAGAAAAGAAGCGTCGACGTGCCCTGGCAGCAGAGCCCTTGGTGTACAATCTAACCGGTGTGACAGATCGTGCAGGCACCGCGCACATTCCCAGCCGTGACACCGGACATTCAGGAGCAGTATCCAGCAAACCTAATCCGCAATACACAGGCACAAAAATTCTTGGCATTGGTACCATGCACAAATCAAATGCAGTGCCGGTGTTCAGCGATCAAGAAGCACATGACATCGCAACCATGCGCCGTGGATAAGCAGCATGACAGTCACTTTGCCCTACGATCCTTTTGATTGGAAGCCTTTGGCCTGGGCCAAGCAGCATTGTCCAAGTTATATCACCAACTTCTCATACAATACCGCAACAATTGATTACTGTTTTGGCAATGAAAAAGAAGCCTTGATGTTTTTACTCAAGTGGTCATGATAAAGAAACGTGCTATGGCAGAATCTCGCTGGACCGAATTGGTAACCGATAAGAAACGGCTTGACACTGGTCAAGCAGTATTACAACCCAATTGGCCCTACTGGGTGCAACCTCGGTACTACAACGTAACAGAAATGTACAACATCGAGTTATGGGTGCGAGCAACATTTGGTGACACTGTGTGGGCAGACCAAGACAAAGGGCGCTGGGTAGGCAGTGATAGAAAATACTGGTTCCGTGAAGAATCGGATAGAACCTTGTTCTTGTTGAAATGGGCATGAATTTTTTGTACCGGGCCACTACCACCAGTTCAATGGATCAGGTGGTGCCTTGGTGTGAACAACACCTGGGCAAGTTTGATCAGGCGTGGTACAGACTGGGTCGAGATCCAGCAGCGGACCTGATGTACCCACTGGGACCGGACATTTATTGGTTTGACAACAAAAAATACCACATGTGGTTTACACTGAGGTGGTCATGAACTCCAAACAACGACGACAAGATGCACGAAAGTGGAAATATCGAATCAGGTTAACTTACGATCAAGCAGATCGAAATGGATATATCAACATGTTTGACTGGTGCTGCAATACGTTTGGCAATAGCATACACACTGATCTCTGGCGTGAAGAACACCAGGCAGACGGTGGCACCGTTTGGCAGTTCACTGATAGCAAGACTGCTGCACTGTTTGCACTGAAATGGTCATGAACCTGGAACAAACGCTATTAAAAAAAGCAGCTCAAGCCATGAGCGATGATATCGATAAACAAGTTTTGAAGAGTATGGGCATGATATTTGATTTTTATCTAGAGCACAGCACAGGTCGAGTGTATGGACAAGAGTATCTAACAGTGACTCCTGGGAACGCAGAAGGCAAGTGGTATGACATGGTGGTCTGGATGAACAACACCTTTGGCCCTTCGCCTGACCTAAGGGAGGCCAATGCCCGTTGGTATGCGGACAGTGGCAAGTTCTGGTTTCGTGACGCTCGGGACCGGGACTGGTTTGTGTTGAAGTGGTCATGACATGGTCCTTGCCCGCAAACTCTGTAGACATAAAACAGCTGATATGGATCATAGACACGTTTGGACCCGGTGGCGATCGTGATCAAACTCGTTGGTATCACCGGGATGATGTTATCTACTTTCGCAAGGGCACTGACTATGCATGGTATCGATTGAGATGGGGATTATGACAACACCGATTAATAAATATTTAGGAGAACATATGACAACACTAGATTGGGAAAAAGCAGAAGTGTTTCGCTTGCTGAAAAACGCACCCGGAACACAGTATCAAGAAGCAGACGAAGCAGGACAAGCTGAAATACGAGCCTGGGTCCGGGGCCTGTTGATCACCAGCGAAATCACAGTGGATTTTGTCAAAGCTGACGGCACAGAACGCAGCATGCGATGCACTCTGGACAGCAGCAGAATTCCACCGGCACCTGTGGGCGCAATCTTCAAATCCTCTGTCACCAACCCAGATGGCTTGACCGAAAGTCGAAAGCCGCGCAAACAACCTGACCCGCACAGTGTTCGAGTATTTGACACAGAAAAGAACGAATGGCGCAGTTTCCGTTTTGATCGCCTGCAAAAAATCACAGCTGAGTTGGATTTTGCTGCTAAGTAATTGTCTATGAAAAACGAAAGATACTGTTGAAAGAAGACACCATAAACATGGAAGGGTATGTGGAGGAAGTGTTGCCCTCTGCCATGTTCCGTGTAAAAATAGACAACCTAAACACTGTGGTGCTGGCACACTTGTCGGGCCGCATGAGAAAAAACAACATCAAGGTCTTGCTGGGAGATCGGGTAGAAATGGAATTCACCCCTTATGATCTTGCCCGTGGCCGAATCACCAGAAGGAAATAAATATCATTATGGACATCAGAAATACAATTGATCTTGTTGAAGCCAGCACACGACCAGCCAAGCTGGAAACCACTCCTTTGCCCTATGGTGAAAAAGATCTGATGCCGGTACTGAGTGCAGACAGCATCAACTATCACTACGGGCATCTAGCCAAGGGCTATGCCCGCCGCTACAATGCAGGAGAAGGCAATGCAGATTTTAATCGTGCTGGTAGTTTTCTACACAATAAGTTTTTCCCCCAACTTCGGGCTCCCAAGGGTGCCAACCGTCCACGTGGTGCAGTACTTGCCCTGATAGAAGAACACTTCAAAACCTATGAAGATTTTCGCGAAGAGTTCAAACAAACTGCCATGAAGATTCAGGGCTCGGGCTGGATTTATCTAAGTACTACAGGTGCTATCAAAACAATTGCTAATCATGCTGTGCGCACAGACATCTGTGTGCTGGTAGACTGGTGGGAACACGTTTGGGCCACAGATTACCAGTGGGACAAAGAACGTTATCTTGACAATATCTGGAAGATCATTGACTGGGACGTTTGCAACGAAAGACTTTAATGAATATCAAACCTGGTGCAGTGACCAAACTGCGAGAACTATTTGCTGAAGAAAACAAGCCTGGCATCATGCTGCGAGTGTTTGTGCAGGGCGGCGGATGCTCAGGGTTCAGCTATGGCTTTACGTTTGAAGAAACACAGGCCGAAGATGATTTTGACTTTGTGTACGAAGAAGTAAAAATTGTGGTAGATGCCATGAGCATGCAGTATCTCAATGGCGCGGACATTGACTATCGCGAAGATATCATGGGTGCCAGTTTTGTGATTGCTAACCCGCAAGCTGCCAGCACCTGCGGTTGCGGATCTAGTTTCTCAGTTTAATACACTCAGTTAACTGGGGTTGATATGGGTGCAATGCCCATAGTTCATCATTTGAGCTTTCCAATTTAGGCCATAAATACCTTAGAGGATGTGTATCTATGACTCAATTAATAATAAACGTCGGTTCAAGCGCAAATGATGGTCAGGGCGACCCGATTCGCACGGCATTTATAAAAACAAACGACAATTTTAACCAACTATTTGCCACTGGTGGTGTCTCAGGTATTGCCAACGGTTCTTCAAATGTTAATATTCCAGTAGCCAACGGCAATGTTGTAATCAGCTCGGGCAATGTGGCAAATGTGCTCAACATCACTCAAACTGGTGCCATAGTCACTGGACTGGCCACTATAACTGGTACTTTGCAGGGCGGCAACATTCGCACAGCAGGCACGATTTCGTCCACGGGTAATATAATCGGCGGCAACATAACCACCGCCGGAGCAGTGTCTGCGGTGGGCACAGTGCAAGGTGGCAACGTAACCACAACTGGGTCAGTAACTGGATCAAGCATTATAGGTGCAGTAATTTCGGCCACGGGCAATGTGGTTGCAAACAATTTAAACGCTGTGGGCATGAGCCTGAGCGGTAATGTTTTAAGCACAATAAATTCTGTGGCTAATATCACAACCAGTGCGTATGTTGCTGCCAGTTTCTTTTCGGGCAATGGTTCGGGTCTGACTGGTATTGTTGCAACCGGCAATGTGGGCGCAGCAACACAACTGACCAATGGATCAACAGTGTTGAGCATTCCTGCAGCGGGTGGTAACATAATCGGTAATATTGGTGGGGTAACCAACCTATTTGAATTCTCGCAAGCAGGATTTGGTGCGGTAGGAAACATCACCGGTGGCAATGTGCTCACAGGTGGCCTGATCAGTGCCACGTCAACAATTACAAGTTCGGCCAATATTACAGGTGGTAATGTATTCACCGGAGGCTTGATAAGTTCTGGTGGCAACATCACAGGTGGCAATTTAGTCACAGGTGGTTTGATCAGTTCAACTGGCACTGTAACCGGTTCAAGTTTGTTGGGATCAGTAGCATCACTAAGTGGCAACGTCATAGGTGGAAATGTTGTCACAGGTGGCCTGATAAGTGCAACTGGTACCGTAACCGGTTCAAGTCACTTGGGATTGGTTGTTAGTGCAAGCGGCAACGTTACTGGTGGAAATGTTGTCACAGGCGGCTTGATAAGTGCCACAGCGACAATTACTGGTGGCAACTTGATCACAAGCGGTACAGCAAGTATAACTGGTGACATCTTTGGTGGCAATATTTTACTCGGCGGCACAGTGTCGGCCACCGGTAATATACAGGGCAGTAATTTTATCACAAGCGGCTTGATTATTGCAAGCGGCAACATCTCAGGTGGTAATTTGCGCACAGAAGGATTGATATCAGCTACAGGCAACGTCACCGGTGGCAATGTAGTCACAGGTGGCCTGATCAGTGCTGTTGGCAATGTTACAGGTGGCTTGATAAGTGCTGTTGGCAATGTCACGGGTGGTAATGTCATAACTGGTGGCCTAGTAAATGCCACGTCAACTATCACTGGTGGCAATTTGGCTACTGGCGGTACTGCGTCAGCAACTGGCAACATCACAGGTGGTAATGTTGTCACAGGTGGCTTGATAAGTGCTGTTGGTAATGTTACAGGTGGTAATATATTGACGCCCGGATTCCTCTATGTCAACTCAGATGGGTTTGCCACAGCTATTGTGAATGGTGCAGGCAATGCAGTGGGCAACATTGGTAATTCAACCAATTACTTTAACAGAGTGTTTGCCCAGGCAACCACAGCACTGTATGCTGACTTGGCCGAAGTCTACGAAGGTGATGCTGATTTTGCAACCGGCACCGTGGTCAGTTTTGGCGGCTCAAAAGAAGTTACTCAGAGCCAGGTTGTAAATGACGCTCGTGTGGCTGGTGTAATTTCTGACAAGCCCAGTTATCTAATGAACAATGGTCTCACCGCTGAACATCGCGCTGTGGTAGCACTAACAGGACGAGTGCCTACTCTAGTGGTTGGCACTGTGGCCAAAGGTGACATGATGGTAAGTGCAGGTAACGGTCATGCACAGGCCTGTGCTGCACCTGCCATGGGCACTGTGATTGGCAAAGCCCTGCAAGACTTTAACGGTTCAAGTGGAATTATAGAAATTGTTGTAGGAAGAATGTAAAAATGGCGCAACCAGTTTGGGTCACTCAGGCAGGAAACCTTGGCACAATACCTGAGGGTATATTTTACCAAATCTCGTTACAGGCCTATGATCCTGTAGATCCCAACAATCCCGATCTGGTGTACTATGTCATGATTGCTGGGGAACTTCCTGCAGGCATCCAGTGTACCCGAACCGGCTTGATCATAGGCATACCACAGGCCATTGCCAGTTTGCAAGGTGTGCCCACCGAAGTAGCAAGAAATGTAACCAGCAAATTTGCTGTGAGAGCATATACTGAACGAGTAGTCAACGGGGTAGTTTTGGTTGATCGAATAGCAGATCGCACATTTACTCTTACTGTTACTGGGCAAGACGCTCCAAAATTTGTCACGCCAGCCGGCAACATAGGTACATTCTATGATGGTGCTCCAATTGCACCTATACAAATTCAGATCAGTAATACCGATCCTGGCGAGACCACTGTGATTTCTGTGGCCGCTGGCGAACTTCCACCGGGCCTAACAATTTCCGCTGCAGGGCTCATTTCGGGATACATTATACCATTGGTGCCAGTAACCAAGGAGGCTGGATTCAGTAGAGACGGACAAGGATTTGATCAGTATCCATTTGACTTTGCCAGCAACAGTGTTAGCACCAACTATCAGTTTACTCTGGAAGTTACCGATGGCAAAGAAAGTGACATAAGAACCTACGAAATTTATGTGTACGGCAAGAGTTCAATGACTGCTGACACTACCTTTCTTACTACTGACAATACGTTTGTTACTGCTGACGTTAGTCCTAACCGGGTGCCATTCTTGATCAATGCAGTGCCCAGTGACCTTGGCACAGTTAGATCGGACAATTTCTGGGCTTACCAGTTTGTTGGGCAAGATTTTGATGGAGACGTAATAGAGTATGTGGATTATCGTGATGGCTCTCTGTATACTTTGCCTCCAGGAACCACACTGGATACTTTCTCAGGTTGGTTGTATGGATACCTGCCAGACATGGGCGCCACAGAACAAACCTATACTTTTGCTCTGATATTGAGAAAAACAAACAATCCTGATCTACGCAGTGATCCGTATGTGTTTACTCTGACCGTTGTAGGACAAGTGGACACTGACGTTGTTTGGCTCACTGCTGCGGACCTGGGCACAATTGACAACGGTGCCACCAGCCTGCTAAAGGTAGAAGCTGTGAACACCGGTGGTAGAAGTCTGCAATACAAACTTAAACCCGGCAGTTATCCGTCTCCCAACATAGGGGTATTCAATCGTTTACCTCAGGGAACACAACTGCTGCCATCGGGAGACATTGCAGGGCGTGTGAGTTTCAATACATTTGCTCTGGATCTTGGAACCACCACGTTTGATAAAAATCTCAGAACAAGATTGAGTGCGGACGAAACCACGTTTGACATGAGCTGTACATTTACTGTGAATGCTTTCAGCGTGGATGGTCTGGTATCAGTGTATAAAACTTTCACAGTCATGGTGGTACGAGCCTACAACGAACCTTATGAAAATCTCTATATCAAGGCCATGCCACCATTTGCTGACCGAGCCTTGGTCAACCAGTTGATACAGAACACAGATATCTTTCCACCAGACTTGATATTTAGACCAGCAGATCCAAATTTTGGAATATCAACATCAGTAATTTACGATCACTGCTTTGGGTTGACCAGCAGTACCTATGAGCTGTACATGAGCAGTCTTTACAAAAATCACTACTGGAAGAATTTGGTGTTAGGCGAAATCAAAACAGCACAAGCCCTGGATGCAGCCGGCAACATAATCTACGAAGTGGTATACAGTGCAGTACAAGATAACCTTGTGAACAGTCAAGGAATCAGTGTGAGCAAACAAGTTACCTTGCCGTATCCAATCAGTCCCGGTGACTCTTCAGAAATTACCACAGTGTATCCCAACAGTTTGCCCAACATGCGAGACCAGGTGATTGATGTGGTTGGCCAAATTTCAAACATATTGCCATTGTGGATGTTGAGCAAACAAACCAATGGGCAAGTACTGGGGTTTACACCTGCCTGGGTAATAACCTATTGCAAGCCCGGAACTTCAGGACAGATTGCCTACAACATACAATCAAAATACGGAACACAACTCAACCGAGTAGATTTTGAAGTTGACCGATACGAACTGGATCGACTGCTCAGTTATAGCTGGGATCCTGTTGCTGACAGTTCGACCGGTGCCTGGGTTCCTACCCCAGCCGAAACCACATTCGACGCCGATGGTAGCACAACAACCACTCCTGGATGGAAAAACAACAGTGGGCAATTGGTACAATGGATAAATGATAGTGCTGAAATAGTATCCTGGTCTAACAATTACAACGGAAAGACTACTACTTTTGATGCTACCAGTATGAGATTTGAAGCACCAGTTGACATGTATTCAGACACCGATGCATATGATAAATATCTTGTATTTCCCCGAAAGACCATTTTAGGATAACAATTAATGTCTACAGTCCCATATATTTTTGCCGGCGACACTGGCAATATACCATTAAGTCAATTAGATGCTAACTTTGCCAACGTCAAAGCGTTTGCCAACACAGCAGGATATGTGACTGGGTCCAATCAGGCCAATATTACTTCAGTAGGAACATTGATATCAGTTAGTGCAAGTGGTAACATCACAGGCGGTAACATTGCTACCAGTGGGTCAATAAGTGCTACTGGAACAATTACCGGTGGCAATATTGTGAATAATGGCAACATTACTGCTGGCAATATCCTAACAGGTGGACTAATAAGTGCTGCTGGAACAATCACTGGTTCAAGTCATCTTGGATCAGTTGTTTCTGTAACCGGCAACATCACTGGTGGCAATATCTTAAATAATGGCCTAGTAAGTGCCACGTCAACTATCACTGGTGGCAATATTCTAACAGGTGGGCTAATAAGTGCCACTGGAACAATCACCGGTGACACCATTGCAGTCACTGGAGCATCTACTGCTGCAAGTTATAGTGCAACTGGTAACGTAACTGGTTCAAGTCATCTTGGATCAGTTGTCTCTGTAACCGGCAACATTACTGGCAGCAATCTAGTGATCAACAGCATCACCAGTGATGATTCTACTTTTGTCACCATTGAGGATGGCCTCAATGTTACTTCCGGTTTTATATCTGCTCCTGAAAGTATGTCATTGACAGCAGGTGTTAACACCTGGATCCTGGGCACAACTGGCAATTTAACTGCTCCTGGTGCTATTAGTGCCGTAGGCAACATCACTGCTGACAATATCCTAACAGGTGGGCTATCAAGTGTAACAGGCAACATCACTGCTGGCAATATCCTAACAGGTGGGCTATCAAGTGTAACAGGCAACATCACTGGCGGCAATATTATTACTACCGGTGTAAGTAGCCGTTATATAGATGTCAACGTTCCGGCGTATGCAAACATCACAGCGACCAATACCTACAGTCTAAGTACAACTAACAGCATCAATATTTTAATAGCCAACAATGTTGGATACACAGCAACCTTAAATATGCCCACAGGCCCAAGAGATGGACAAATTTGTAATTTTGCCATAAGTGGAAACACAGTAACTTTAGCAGTTGGAACTGGTACTGTATTACCAACATTTGCTGGTAGTACCGTGGTTGGCACAGGCTATAGATATGTTTACCGAGTTAGCAATACAAGTTGGTACAGAACAGGATAATTATGGTACATTCAAAAGTACAATAAATACATCTAATAACCCAGGATAGATTATGACAAGTAGCATCAACCCAAACGACATCGACGGCACCTACCCAGTTGCCGGGCAAGACAACGACAGCCAGGGCTTTCGTGACAATTTTACCAATACCAAAACCAATTTTCAGTATGCATCCGCTGAAATAACTGATTTACAAAACAAATCGGTGCTCAAGGCTGCACTCACAGGTACCACTCTGGACAATGACATGGCTGGCAGTCCACTGACCAGTGCTGACATTGCCAACTTCAGTGCCAACAGGGTTGCGCTAGGAACCACGTCCGGCACAGTCACAATCAACTATGCAACTGGTCACTATCAAACAGTGACCACTAGTGGTGCAATCAGCCTGGCCTTTGCCAACTTTCCTGCTGCTGGTGCAGCCGGTCTGGTGCGTGTGCAGATCACTGTGTCTGATGTGTCTCACACTGTTACTCTTCCTGTTGCTGTCAGCGTGGGGACCACAGGTATTCAAGGTTACAGCAGCAATGTAATCACCTTCCAGGCAACTGGTACTTACGAATTTGAATTTGTCACCAACGATGGCGGCGCAAGCGTTACTATTTTTGATCTCAACAGACCATTACTGGGCAGCAATCAAGCACAAATCGGATATGCCACAGGTGCTGGCGGCGCAGTCACCCAGGCTACTGATAAATCAACTGGAGTTACTCTCAACACACTTTGCGGCCAAATCACCATGAATGCCGCTGCCTTGGCAGCTGCCGCAGAAGTTAGTTTTACACTGACCAATAGTTTTATTACAGCTACCGATGTGTTGATTGTGAATGTGGCATCTGGCGCAACTGCGGCCACATACACTGCAACCATTGATGCTGTGGCTGCTGGATCTGCTAGAATCACCGTTGGCAACTATTCCGCAAGCAGTCAGAGTGAAGCTGTTGTGCTGAACTTTGTGGTAATCAACGCTGTAATAAGTTAATCAAACTAGTTGACATCTATCGGCATTTGCTGTAAACTAGTTTCAGCAAGGAGTCGAATGGAACATCCCTTTATTAACAACCTAGATAGCTTGACCCCGGAACAACTGGGGTCAAAGATATCCGAACTGCACAAAAAATTAGGCATTGCATATAGAACTGGCAATGGTTATCTGTGTGATCAATTGCGTATGGCTATCGAAAGCTACACAACCAAACACCAACAAAAAATAGCCGAACTCAACAAACCCCGAGATGGGGACGACGACGCTTTTAAATCCAAGATTGATATATCATGAACGTGCGACTTGAATACGACATGACCTGGCGTGCAGCCATATGGTTTGAAAATCGCCTGCAACTCAACGATTACACAGCCACCATATCCATGATTACCAATACCGCAGTGTCCGAAGATCACACAACTTGTATGGACAGAATCAATCATTTTGTCTATCATGAACTTGTTAACACAGTGTTTGTGCACCAGGAAGATCGAGAACAAATGCAATTGCTGGCAGCAGCAGGTATCAATTTTACTCCGCTACCCGAACAACCGATTGACCAGATAGTGGGTCTTGTGTTATACTGCAAGCTGAATGCTATTGTGGAAGATCGAATGCATGTGACGGCCGTGGCCATACAAAGTGAGCTGGGTGATAACATTAGATATCTACACAGCGAACATGAAGGCGCAACCCTGATGGATCAACCCGGCTGGTGGCAGGATTCAAATCCTGCCCATAACAATTTTAAACAAACTGGCAACAGTAAAAAACAAGTGGTCAAACTCAATCGAACCCCCAGCTGGCGAGAGCTAGACCTTGACTGGAGTGATGCACAACGACCCACAATCGAATCAAACACTGTGGTATTTGCCAAGTTTCCCCTTGATGAAAACTGATCACCTGGGTCAAATTATCTATTCAGAAGATGATGGCGTGAACTTGCTCATGCAGGGTCAACCTGCGACAATCATAAACAATCTGCTGATGGATGCTGCGGTGGATTTGAGCAGTGTTGCTGCGATATTGGAACAGGTACCCAGTATCATTAGATATGATGAATTGACTGCACAAGCAACCACACAAGAACAATTTGACTCAGCAAACCAACTCAACTGGTTCATGCCCGAAGAATACAAGAATCTCGACATTGCAGAACATGTGTTGGGATTGTGTTCCAGTGATGCAGCACTACAACGAGTAGGCGAAGAACTCTTGCTTTATCAAGCACGTGGTCTGTTTGATCTGTTGCGTTATCTTAAATTTTTAGTGGACACCATGCACCAGAATCGTGTGATTTGGGGTGTGGGTCGAGGCAGCGCAGTTGCCAGTTATGTGTTGTATCTATTGAAAGTACACCGCATAGACAGCTTGCACTACAATTTAGATATCGCAGAATTTCTGCGTTAAATATCAATTCAAGGAGAAACTATGTCAAAGAAGATTTACAAAACTGCACAAGGAAAAATTGTGGACCTTGGTGCATTACAAGTACAAAACGAAACTGTGCGAGCAGTTGGCAACATGAACGTGAATGCCCGCGGTGACAGGCTGGATGCTGACGGCAACATTATTGCTACTAGATCACAACAGGTAAATCGTGCTCTTAATCGACAGACCAATACCGCAGCTGGCCCAATAGCTGCCAGTTCCAGGGCGCAAAGAGAAACTGAAACTGCTGTTGATCAATCCGCAGCAAAAGAAAAATTAGAACAGGCTCGCGCACAACGTCAAGCACGTCGAGAAGCAGGCGTTGCTCTGCCTGAAGCAACACCGCCAGCAGCAGGATTGGCAGCAGCCATGGCGAGAGCAGCACAACAAAAGGACCAAGAATAATGATCAAAGCAGCATACGCAGCACACCGAATTGACCGAGAACAACTGGTTCCGCTGGGGGAGTCAGTTATTGTGAGTGACATGAACTTTGAAGAACGTCTCAGCACAGGCGGTATCATTATCATGACCGACAATGGCAAAAGCACAGGTATCAGACCACGCTGGGGTCGAGTGTATGCAGTGGGTCCAGATCAGCAGGATATTCGAGTCGGCGACTGGATCTGTGTGGAACACGGGCGTTGGACTCGTGGTCTGGACATTGAAGACGAAACAGGAAAAATTACTCTGCGTCGAGTTGATCCCAAAGACGTCATGATGACTGCGGATGAGAAACCCGACGATCTTACATTCTCAGGTGCCATTCACATAGAAGCCAAACCCAGCTGGATGCAACACAATTGATCTTCAATCACATCAAACAACTCAAGGCAGATGGCAAACGAATTGGCATCACCTTCTCAACATTTGACATGGGACCACATGCCGGCCATATTGCCATGCTGAGTGAAGCCAAGAACCACTGTGACTATCTCATATGCGGCTTGCAAACTGATCCCACAATAGATAGACCAGACACAAAAAATGCTCCTATTCAAAGCATAGTAGAGCGTCAGATTCAATTGGCAGCGTGTCGCTATGTGGATGAAGTTGTGGTGTATCAAACTGAACAAGACCTTGTGGATCTGTTGTTGATCTTGCCTGTGGATGTGCGTATTCTGGGTGTGGAATATTGTGACAAAGATTTTACTGGTCGCGAAGCAGGCGCCCTGCGAGGAATCGAACTGGTATTCAACGGACGCGATCACAGCTTCTCCAGTTCAAGCCTACGACGACGTGTGGTTGCTGCCGAAAGTCATAAAGTACTGTCACAGAAATAGAACAGTTTGGCAAGTTGGCCTGTTGACAATTCCTCAGTGTTGCATTATAATACGCTATATCAACGGAGAATACAGATGGAAATACAACCCAAAGACCCCAGCCGCGGTCACTTTTATGTAAGCCTGGCCAAGAGCGCACTACGAGTAGTTGCCGGCATTGCTTTTATCCAAGGAGCAATCATGCTCGGCGGTGCATTTATTATTGCAGCCGAGGTGCTTGGGGTAGTAGAGGAACTGGTGTGAGCAAAGGTTCAAGACCACGACCATACAGTGTGGCCCAGCAAGAATACGATAACAGATGGGATGCCATCTTTGGTAGAGATCTAGAAAATACACAACCCGTCCCTGAACCACAACAGAAAGCACAAGATGAAACAACTTTGGGTAGAACAGTACCGCCCCAGCACAATTGATGGCTATGTATTCGTTGACGATGCTCAACGAGAACAAGTAGAAACCTGGATTCGTGAAGGATCAATTCCGCATTTGTTACTGAGTGGCTCAGCCGGCACAGGCAAAACAACTCTGGCCAAACTCTTGATCAACGAGCTAGGCATTGACGAATATGATGTGTTGTACGCAAACGGATCCAAAGAAGCTAGAAAGGTCGAATGGGTGGACAAACTGATCAGCTTTTGTCAGACCATGCCATTTGGCAAATTCAAGATAGTGCTAATTGACGAAGCTGACTACATGAATCCCAATAGTGTACAGCCTGCTCTGCGCAACTTGATGGAAGACTATTCGGGCAGTGTGCGATTTATTCTTACCTGTAATTTTCCCAACAAGATCATTGCGCCCTTGCACAGTCGTTGCCAGGGATTCCACATTGTCAAGACTGATCATACAGAATTCACAGCCAGGGTGGCCACTGTGTTGGTCACAGAAAACGTGACCTTTGATCTAGACGTACTGGACAGCTATGTCAAGGCCACATATCCGGATCTGCGCAAGTGTTTGAATCTGGTGCAGTTGAACTCGCAATCAGGTGCTCTGAATCCTCCCGGTGCTAGTGACCGCAGCGCACGAGACTGGAAGTTGGACTGTGTGGACATGTTCAAACGTGGCAAAACACGTGAGGCAAGAACTCTGCTGTGCCAGAGTTCGGGACCAGAAGAAGCAGAAGAAATATTCCGCTGGATGTACGACAATCTTGATCTCTGGGGGTCAACTCCTGAACGTCAAGATCAAGCCATTGTGATCATCCGCAACGGCCTGGTCAGTCACAATGCTGTGGCCGACGTTGAAATCAATCTGAGTGCTACACTAATTGAACTTAGTCAGATTAGTTGATCTTAAATGAATTTTAACACTCTAGAACCTGCTATAGATCCCAACAACAGAATAACATTCCTGTTGGACTGGGAACTAACTTTAAAATGCAATTTAGATTGCACATATTGTCCTACCGGTATTCACGGCGGCCACGATAACTCAACCACGCATCCGCCATTGGCTGAGTGTTTGAAGTCACTGAGATTTATGTTCGAATATGTGGATTTGTACATGAATACAAAATCCAAAGGAATTAAATATGTGATCTTAAACGTGTATGGAGGTGAAAGTTTGCATCATCCAGAAATTGTCAAAATATTGAGTCAGGTTAAAGAAGAACATCAGAAATATTCTGCTCGTTGGCATTTAACAGTAACTACCACTACCAATGCTATTATTAGCAAAAAACGCCTGGTACAAATTATTCCGTTCATTGATGAATTTACTGTAAGTTATCATACAGAAAGTACTAAAAAACAAAAACAACAATTTTGTGACAACCTGCTGACCATTAGAGACTCGGGCTGCCGACAAAAATGCATAGTGCTCATGCACCAAGAAGCGGATCTTTTTTCTGATGCGCAGAACATGCTAAGTTGGTTGGATCAAAACAATATTAAAAGTTTGCCTAGACAGCTTGACGGAGATAGTGGAACAGTCGACAACAAAAGAATATATAATCAGCAACAAGTGCAATGGTTTGATAAGTTGTATAAATCGTCTACTTTTGGTGAATATTCTCCCTTTGAAAATACCGATAAGGGAGTGCATTTAACTGATGTTGGCAGAGCATGTTGTGGTGGACGACAAACTTGTACTGATCAAAATTACAAGCAACGACATTTTTATGTTGAAAATAAATTTCCAGACTGGTATTGTAGTGTAAATCATTTCTTTCTTTATGTAAAACAAGTCAATGGAGAAGTTTATGTAAACAAAGATTGCAAGATGAATTTTAAAGGTGAAGTGGGTCCTATTGGCAATCTCAATGACACTGACAATATATTATCTACTTTGCGCGGTCAACTTGACACTGATTCTTTACCAATTATACAATGTAAAAAATACCAGTGCTTGTGCGGGTTGTGTGCGCCAAAAGCAAACACACTAGAAAAATATAATGAAATTATGAAAAAATATCAATTGACATCATGAGATATCTCACACTTACCTACTACACCAAGGCCGATGGCAAAATTGACGAAGCAATGGCTGTGAGCAAAAACATCAGAGCAAGAGATTTGCAAACTGCCAGCGTGATCCTGGACTTTAAAAAACTCCAGGTGGTCAAGTGCAGCATGAACGGCGTGCAGGTTCCCAGGGACTGGGACAGAATTGTGACCTACTATCATCAACACTATGCTTCAACCATTGAACGACTGTTCAATGAAAACGGCTACGAAATTGTCAAACCAGAAACTACAGTGTCACAAGATGCGGATACAAGCACTGCACATTGAACCCACAAACATCTGCACATTGAAATGTGCAGGTTGTGCTAGAACCAGATTTATACAGCAATGGCCGCAGCACTGGCGCAATCATAGTCTGGACGTAGAGGTGTTGATGCAGTTTTTGGATATTGATTTGACCAATATGCCTGTGACATTTTGCGGCAACTACGGCGACCCAATCTATCATCCTGATTTTATAAGCATGATACAACAGTTCAAACAGCGTGGCGCAGCAGTCACAATAATCACTAATGGTAGCCATAAAAAATCCGAGTGGTGGCAAGAATTAACATCGTGTCTAGACAAAAATGACTCAGTTACATTTTCAGTTGATGGCATACCAGAAAATTTCACTCAGTATAGAACAAATGCAGACTGGACGTCGATACAATCAGCAATGACAATTTGTGCTCGGGCACAGTGTGTAACCACCTGGAAATTTATACCATTTGCATTTAATCAGACCTGTATTGATCAAGCTCACGCTCTGAGTCAATCACTAGGCATAGATCACTTTGAGATTTCGCCAAGTGATAGATTTGACGAACAAACTGAACATCTAATACCCACAACTGATTTACTGGGCTCAAGATACAATGATCAACAGGACTGGAAAAATCACAATAGATCAGGCAGAGTTGATGCCAGGTGCGCCCCCGGAGATCATCACTTCGTCACAGCCGACGGCTACTATAGTCCTTGTTGTTATGTTGCTGATCACCGATTCTATTATAAAACAGAATTTGGCAAAAACAAAAAAGCATACAATATCAATACCACCAGCTTGACCAGCATACTAGAGCAACCAGCTGTGGTTGATTTTTATCAAACGCTGGATTCTATTCCAGCATGTCAATATAACTGTCCTAAAGGAACCCAATGAAGAATCGACTGATACTAACTGACGCTGATGGCGTCTTACTTGACTGGGAATGGGCATTCTCAGTCTGGATGCAGGAGCGCGGATACACACTCACAGCAGACAACAAGAAAAGTTATTTCCTACATCATCACTATCGTGAACTGGAAGAAAAAGACGCCAAAAAGGTTGTAAAGACCTTCAACGAATCGGCTGCTGTGGGCTTCTTGCCTGCTCTACGTGATGCCACCTACTATGTCAAACGCCTGTATGAAGAACATGGCTATCAGTTTCGAGTGATCACCAGTCTGAGCCTGGATCGAAATGCTGCCAAGCTGAGAGAAATGAATCTGCACAAACTGTTTGGCAATGCAATTGAAAGTGTGATTTGCCTGGACACCGGCGCAGACAAAGACTCTGCACTAGAGTTCTATCGTGACAGTGGCATGTGGTGGTGTGAGGACAAGCCCGAAAATGCCGATGTTGGCCATGCCATGGGCCTGAAAAGCATACTGGTAGAACACGGGCACAACATGCATCATGTGTGCCCGTATCCGGTTGTTAAAAATTGGCGAGAAATTTATTCTATAATTGCTCCTAGCGAGAATACAGTTTCAACACGTCACCAATAATTTTATGGCGCTGCACGTCTCTAGCTTCTAGAGCACATACTTCCATGCCTGCTACTGGATGAGCACGTAATCGATTACACAGGTCCATCAAGCCATTGTCGCCGTTGCTACGGTCTGCCTGCTCGACATCTCCTGTTATAACGATTTTGCTGTTTTGTCCGATACGAGTCATTAACATCTTGGCCTGGGCAGGAGTTGCGTTTTGCATTTCGTCTGCTATTATCCAACTGTTTTTAAAAGTACGGCCGCGCATGAATGCCAGAGGCGCTATCTCCACTACTTGGTCTTCGATCATGGTTACAATGTCCTGAGGGCGATAAAATTCTCGCATGACATCCAGTAACGGACGGGTCCATGGTTCCATCTTGGCAACAAGATTGCCCGGCAAGAAACCATGTTGTTCTCCTTCGACTCCCACTGCAGGGCGAGTCATCACAATACGTTCACATTCTCCTTGTTTGAGTGCTCTAACAGCGGCCACCATGGCCAGGTATGTTTTACCTGTGCCAGCTGGTCCCACTGTGACCACAATATGCGTGGCAGGATCTTGCAGAGCCATCACCAGGGTTTCTTGATTTCGTGTTCGAGGGATCAAGTCTATGCGGCGTTGTCTCTGTTTGGATTCTGAATTAAACGGAATTGTGTTTTCTACCATTTGTGCTGCTACTCTTTTTTGTGTTTGGGCTTTGGCCCCTCTTTGTCTACTCAAGTGCGGTTCTCCTGTATTGTGCTGGTTGCGTCCAGCCTAATATTTAGGTGTTTGCAACTGAAGATCTATGCACCGAGATTTCAGAGAATACTGGACTAAGTATTAGGCTGTGGCGTTGACAACAAAACCACGCAGTTCTATATCTTACTGAATAAATAACTGGTTAGATAAAATCTACTTATTTTAAAGGCCAACACAATGTCGTCATCTCTTGTAACCAATAGCGATTATTTGATAAATTTAAATTCTGGAGCAAATACGCTGTCGATTACAGGCAATGTAGCAATCACTGGCAATTTGAGCGTGAGCGGCAACGCCACACTCAGCGGCAACATTCTGGGCGACAGAATTCAAAATGGCACAACCAGCATAGACATACAGACCATAAATGGCAATGCCAATGTCACTGTTGGCGGTGTATCCAACGTGGCAGTGTTTGCCACAACCGGTGCATATGTCACAGGTGTTGTTAGTGCAACTGGCAACATCAGCGGCAATTACTTTGTGGGCAACGGATCACAGCTGACTGGGATTGTATCAAGCTACGGCAACGCCAATGTTGTGGCCAACTTGGCTGCACTGGGATCAAATCCTGTGAGTACCACTGGCAACATCACTGCTGGCAACATCATTGCTGGCAACCTGGATGCAATCAATCTAGTGATCAACAGCATCTCCAGTGATGATTCAACTTTTGTCACCATAGAAGACGGACTCAACGTTGTGGGAGCGGTTGCTGTCTTGGGCAATATTACTGGTAGCAATCTAGTGATCAACAACATCTCCAGTGATGATTCAACTTTTGTCACTGTTGAGGATGGCCTCAATGTAGTGGGAGATATTGATCTTTCGGGCAATATCACCGGTGGCAACATCAGTGTCGCAGGCAACGCCACAGTCACTGGCAACTTAAACGTAACAGGCACCTCGGGCAATGTGGTCACTAAATCTTACGGCGCTTGGACAGTGCCCACAGGCAACAGCACACAGAGTTTCACAGTGGATGGCAACAACACCTATCAGATGTGGGTAGAAGGCAACATACCCAATGGTATCATTGCGTGGAATGCTCTAGCAACTGTAACCAATATCAATGTGCCAGTGATAGGTCAACAGTTTGCCTGGAACTACGAAGGTGGCGGAAATCTTATTTTGTTTACCAGCATACCTGCTCAGATCATTGGCACAGCCGGTGCTATAAGCAATGCTGCTCCTGTGGTGGCCAATACCAATGTATTCTCTTTTGGCATCAACAACGCATCCGGCAACACTGTCACTGTGGAATACGGTTGGGTCAAAATAAGTTAACACTGTGGCCACAAGATTTAGCCATTAATACCGGAATTCAAAGCCTACAGGTTCTATTCACTTGCCATAAATATCTGCATGGACGAAAATATCTTTAAAGATCACACAGACTACTGGAATGTTGCGGACAATATTCGCGACATTTACCTGAGTGAGGGCAGTTTGTTGACCCTGCTGGACTTTGAACGTGTGCTGGACGAAATGGATGTGTATGCATTTCGCAACTGGGATCGCGGTGAACTGGTGCAAGGTCCCGATATTGGCAAATACAAGGTGACCTGCATCTTTATGTGGCCCGAAAATCTCATGCCCGACCCACGTGGCGGACGCAGACTTTTGCCATTTGACTGTGATGTAAACTTCAAAAAAGTCAACATGAAGATTCCTATCAAGGTCACAGAACCCAGCGACTACCTGGGCGGCACACACATTGCTCGATTAATAACCAAAAAGGTCTGGCTGGTGGAGATTGTGATACCCAAAAACTTGATTTCTGACATACGCACCGGATCCATTGATCTAGAAGATGAAGAAATTGATCTGCAGGATCTGGATGATGCTTATGCACAAGACCTGGACCAAGATCAATACAAAGATGATGAGAAAGCAAATGCAGCACAACAACAACTTCAGCAACCCACAGCAGTCCCCCCAGCAGCTTAACGAAGGGTTAGGCTACAAAGACCTAGAGGGCATAATGAAGCCCACGATTCATATTGACGAATTCAGTAGCAAAATGGGCGAAGATTCTGATGTAATTGTGGTGAGCTTTTTTGTGCGTGATCGCCAAGCTGCCAAGGATCTAACCAGCTGGTTTGAAAAGGGCTATGATTTTGTGCTGGATGCAGACACCAGCCCCGGTGAAATCAAACCCAATCGTTATCTAGTGTATCTTGAAATGCGCAGACGCAATGCTGCACCCAAACAAATTGAAGAAATCCTAGGCGACCTAGGCACACTCACAGAGTATGAGCCCGAAGACTGGGTCATGGTGTACAAAAAGCAGCGCCATGAGTGGAGTCCAGAAACATTTGCCGAACTGGTGCCACTAACTCCCAACGAGTATCGTGAACGCACAGAAGGTGACCTAAACGAAATGCGTGTGGCAGCAGGAATTACCACAAAAAACATCTATCAACGTGATGCGGGCATGCGGGCCATACAAGCCGCTGCTGGTATCCTTTAAATAGTATCAATGACTGTAACCGGGTTCGGATGCTCGTTTATACACGGAGCAGAACACGCAGATTCTCACCCAAAGAAACACAGCCGTACAACGTGGCCTGCGGTGATAGCACAGAGATTAGGACACGACTATAATTGTTTAGCCCGCAGCGGTTGCGGGAACTTGTCCATACTCAACAATATACTCGACGAACTAGCAAAAGATCAAACTGATCTTTACATTGTCAATTGGACCTGGACCATGCGCTGGGATTATATTTTTGCAGGCAACGATCAATGGCACAGTTTGAATCCCAACCATGACCATCCACGGGCTCAATACTACTATCAAAATATTCACGCAGACTACGCAGATAAATTACACAATCTAATCTGGATCAATACTGCTGTTCAGGCATTAACTGCTGCGGGCAAAAAATTTTGCATGACCTACATGGATGATCTGTTGTTTGAGGACCGATGGCATGCTAGCCCAGGTATGCTGGTACTGCAACAACAGATACAACCACATTTACAGCAATTCGATAAATTAAATTTTGTGGATTGGAGCAAACAAAATAATTTTGCAATTGGGCCAGGCGGGCACCCATTAGAGGCAGCACACGAAAAGGCCGCCTTGTATCTGTTAGGTCACTGTTTGGTATAGACAAAGTACAGTCTATCATTGGCATCCTTTTTGAAGGTGTCCAGATGCAGATTGTACTTTTCTGCAAATTCATTTACCACTTCAAACGTCCACGGAAAGATTTCCACATAAGGTCCTGTCTTGTGTGTTATACCCGGATTAGCTCGTAAAAAGAATTTACCCTGAGTCTTTAGCAGGCTCACACAATGCGCAAAACGTGATTCAATGTCCGCACGTGAATTGAAGTTTATTGCACCCAGAGCAATGATCACGTCGTGGCTAGCAGGCTTGACCCGGTAGTCTAGAATATCCACTTCATAATCTGCGCAGTTATTGTAGGGATCTATCCCCACAAGATTCTGTATGCGCCCTTTGAAAGGATGATATCCGCAGCCCACATCCAGCACACTCACAGGATTCAAGCGGTTAACTTCATCTGCCAGTTCCCATCCTGTGTGTTCATAGTCGCCTGTGCGTGGCTTCCAGATTTCAGCAAAAAATCTGTGTGTGTAGCGTTCACTGAGATCATCACAAATCTCCTGTAGTGTTCCGCAGTATTCACAGGGCAGGCTCAGCTCAGCTTCCACAGCGTCTCGAAACTTGCGATAACGTGCGGGCGTCCAGGGCAAGGCGTCTATCACAGTGTCAGCACCAATGCTGGCTCGGATCTGATCATGCTTGCCCAGAGGAAAAGCCAGGTTTAGATTTTTTACAAGAAGGGAGAAAATTTTGGTATTCATAGAAATTTTTATAAATAAAGTAGAATTTTACAACAGAATTAAATATTTTGTTGTGTTGATACTTTATTTAAGGAGACTACAAGTGATCAAAAAATTATTATTAGCCCTGCTACTGGCACCTGCAATAGCCATGGCCTGGGAGCCAACTAAGCCTGTTACTGTGATTGTGGGCAACACCCCAGGTGCAGGCAACGAAATTGCCTTTCGCAAACTAGCAGCAATTGTGCAGAAAACCAATCCCACAGTGGTATTTGTGGTGCAGAATATTCCCGGAGCAGACAGCGTGATTGCCAACAACAAGGTGCTGGAAGCTGTGCCCGACGGCTACACCATCAACCTGCCCAGCCACATGAGCAGCTATGTTACCAATGACATCTGGGAAAAATCCATAAAGAAATACAAGTACGACAGCTTTGTGGATGTGCTGACCATGGGCAAATCACCACTGGTCTTGGTGGCCAGTGTGCGCAGTGACATCAACACACCTGAACAATTTGTGCGATTGATTCGTACCACCACAGCACCCATCAGCGTGGCTGTGGGCGGCGGTGCTCATAGAACTGCATTTGAATACTTGATGGACCGGGGCCGGGGCAATCGAGATCTAGTTCGGCCAATCAAGTTCAATGGGCCCACGCCTGCTGTGACCAGCGTGGCCAGCTACGACGGCACACAAGGTACTGAATTTGGTATCTTGCCTATTGCAGTGGCCAAGGCTCTGATTGACGCAGGCAAGGTAAAACCCATTGGATTCACAGGCACAAGACGCATGCCACAGTTTCCTGCTGTGCCGTTGTTGAATACTGTGGCACCTGGCATCAATGTGTATGCGGCCTGGAGTATTCAATTGCCTCCAGGAGCAGACTCTGCTGTGGTGAACTGGTATCAGCGTGAGTTCAGTGCTGCTGTGCGTTCTGCAGAGTACAAAGAATGGGCTGACGGTCAGGTGGTATTTTATGAAGAATCTGAGTTGACTCCTGCAGGATTGCGCAAACAAATGGACGAATTACGTGCCGCCTTTATTCCGGTGCTGAGTCGAATTGATTTAAGTAAAGAATGAAATATATCAGATCCCGGAACCAAAATGCAGCAGATATAAAGGTAACAGTAATATGACAAACCAGGACAGCACTGAGATAAAATTAAATGGTTTTGAATATTCAGGATCAAATCTAATTGATGAAGTAAACGCATTGTGTCCTTCTTTGGTAATTGATGTGGGGTGCGGGTCTAATTTTTTTAAAGGAAAAATAAAAAATTTAATTGGATTTGACAAACACCCCCATGATGACCTGGACTATTGCTGCGATATAAATGACATGACCGTGGCAGATAATTCCGTAGATGCAGTGCTGGCACTGGGATCATTGCAATACCGGGACAGAGCTGCAACCTACAAAGAATTGGCCACAGTGGTAAAATGGGTTAAATCAGGCGGATACATTGTGATGCGAGTTCAACCACTAGTGTCTGAATCCGAATCGGTCAAGAGTGGGTGGCCCTACCGCTGGAGCAAACCCTGGATCGACGAAATGTCCGAAGAATTTGGATTGGACATTGTGAAAGGTCCAGTATCTGACAGAAACAAAAACATAACTGGTCTTGTCAGAACAGTGTGGTGGTGGAAAAAGCAGTAATCGAACAAAGGTAAAATCAACATGAAAACACTACTAATACTAACAGGCCCGCAAGGCGCAGGCAACCACTTATGGAGCAAGATATTTGCTCTACATCCGCAGGTACTGGGATGGCGTGCGCTTCTGGACACACACTGGATTGGTCACGATCAAGAGCCATTTGCACAGGCCTGGGCAGATCCTTCTAGACTGAATGAAATGAGCTGGCGACAAGCAGACTGGTTTGTGACATCAATGAGTGTGCCTTACATGAATAATGGCACAGCCACAGTACCCGACTTCAAGGGCTTTGTGCGTGGTGTGCAGAACCTGGGTCACAGAGTGATTTTTGGCGTACTAGGTCGCGATCAAAACATTGTGCGTATGCAGCAGACTCGAGTGCGCGGTGCAGTGACCCTGGACCAGTCACTCAAAGAATTTGACAATCTAGCAGCACCTGTGTTCTTGAGCTATGAACTACTGCATCTTTATGGGCACAAGTATCTGGAATCCATTGGGCGACAATTAAATTTCCCCATTGCAACTACGGATCCCAGAATCACAGCCATACTAGCAGATGATACCAATGCCAAATACTTTGGCGCTGTTGGTGCTCAACCAACAGATCAACTTGCACAACATGCTTCAAGGAAACACACATAATGCCACAACGAATTCTCATAATGGGCCTGCCCGGAGCAGGTAAAACATTCTTGGCCACAGCCTTGAAAAAGTTCCTGGAAACCAACAGCACTATTCGACACATGCCTGTCAGCAGAATGATCAATCAGGAAATGGCTCCGTCTGCATATTCATGCACAGTGGACTGGTTCAATGCTGACGATGTTCGCAAAAGATTCAATGACTGGGACTTCAGCCGTGAAGGACGCATACGCCAGAGCATAAGAATGGCTGATTTTGCACTCAGCTGCACCAGTGACTATGTGATCTGTGATTTTGTGGCACCCTTGGTTGAGATGCGCAACAACTTCAAAGCAGACTGGACAATTTGGGTAGACACCATTGACGCTGGCCGATTTGAAGATACCAACCGGGCCTTTGTTGAACCTGAAGTATATGATTTCCGTGTGACAGAACAAGACGCAGACAAATGGGCTGAATTTATTGGAAACCATATTCTTGAAAATCGTCGCAGACCTGTGTTTGACTGGAAGCGGGAAACTGTGCAGATGATGGGACGCTGGCAACCTTGGCATGCAGGGCATAGAGCCTTGTTTGAAAGACTCATAGCCCGCACAGGGCAAGTGGTTATTCAAGTGCGCGATGTACAGGGCTGGCAAGGATCAAATCCTTTTGCAATTGATCAGGTTCGAGCAGCCATCAAGCGAGATCTAGATCCGCTATACCAGGGACAGTATGAAATACAAATTGTGCCCAACATTGTGCATATTGGCTGGGGTCGCGGTGTGGGCTACACACATGCAGAAGAAACCTTTGATGAATCCGTCACCAGCATATCAGGCACAGCCATTAGAAAAAGCATGGGTCTGACCTAAACACACAACACGGTTCCGGACGGATAAATATCATATATGTTTATCTTGCAATATCTCCCGGACAGCGTAATCTTGTGGTTCTGCAATGGCCTGCTGATAGCGGGCATTGTGTTGACCGTTGTGGCCTTTTTCATCAAAACACTGCCCTTGGTCAATCAGTATCGAATACCTGCACAAGTCCTGGGTATCGCACTGCTGGTTCTGGGTGTGTATTTCCGTGGTGGACTTGCTGTGGAACAGACCTGGCGTGAGCGAGTGGCCAAACTTGAAGCACAGATTGTGGTGGCCCAAGCTGCCTCCAAGGACGCCAATGTCAAAATAGAAACCAGAGTCATAAAGAAAACTGAATATATCACACGTCGTGGTCAAGACATTGTGCAGTTTGTGGATCGCGAAGTTGTCAAATACGACAACACCTGTGTGATACCTGCACCATTTGTTCAGGCACACAATCGTGCAGCGGAGCCAGTCAAATGAGAGCCACAGAATTTGTCACTGAAAAGTGGAGCCCAAAATACAAAAAGAGCATCAATTGTGCTCACCCAAAAGGCTTCTCACAAAAGGCCCATTGTGCAGGCAAACGCAAACACAACGAATCTGTTGATGACACTGTGATGGAAATGGTGTGCGAAGACTGTGGCATGTGTGAGGCACATGCTGACTCAGACGTGAATGAAAATCTTCGAGACTGGTTCAAGGACAAATGGGTACGCTTTGGACCAGACGGCAAAATACGCGGTGACTGTGCTCGAGGTTCCAAATCAGAAGGCAAGCCCAAGTGTTTGCCACGAGCCAAGGCCAATGCACTGGGCAAGAAAGGTCGTGCATCAGCAGCGGCCAGAAAACGACGACAAGATCCTGACGCCAATCGTTCAGGAGCAGCAATAAATGTCAGCACAAAAGGAAAGAAAAAATGAACATAAATGATATCATTACAGAATCACAACAAAAATGTCCGCACTGTGGTGGACCCTTGATGGAATATTCAGATCTAATAGAAAAGAAAGATGCCTGCTACTACAAGGTCAAGGCTTCAGCAAAAGTATGGCCCAGTGCCTATGCGTCTGGTCGTTTGGTACAGTGTCGCAAAAAAGGTGCCAGCAACTATGGCAACAAGTCAGAAAGCATGGCGGAAGGCTCCAAAGACTCTGCACCCAAGATGGGATCAAAAGAAAAGAAACTAGCCCAGGGTGCTCTCAAAGGTGCTAGAGATATGTCTGCCGTACTTGGGTTGGTCCGAGGCAAAGACGGTGTGGCCAAACCACCAGAGACTAAAAAGCAAAGCGTGGCGGAAGGTGAAGAAGAAGATGCTAAGTTCACTCCTCGACTACAAATCAGAAGTCGAATAGGGACTGCGTTAAACCAATATTTAGATCCTGAAAAAGTGGCAGGTGCCTATACTGACATTCAATACTATAAGCACGACGGCAAAGTTTATGTTGAAGTATTATTCCACTATACCGATGGACAAAAGATCGGTCCCAGACAAAGAAAGCAATTTTTAGTCAATAAAGATTTTACACTAACTCCTATCAAGAAGCAAGGCATGGCGGAAGGCTCAAAACACAATCAGCAAGATTTAGACGATGTTGCTGATTGGATGAATACTACTCCTGATAAATTGTCAGTTGAAGTCAAGCAAGAATCTATTGAAAAGTTCATCAAACAGATTCGTGAAATGTATGGGACATATGATGAATTTCCCGAAGATGAAGACCGCACTAATCGTATTTTGAAGTTGTTAAAGCGTGGAGCAAAGCCATTGCCCATCTATGTAGAAGCAGGTGATCCACATTTGTTTGTTATGGAAGGCCGTCATAGAATGGTGGCGTTTTGGTTAGCTGAGATGAAAACTATTCCAGTCGCCTATGTAAGCATCAATAGTCAGCAAGGTGTAGCGGAAGACAAAGGTATGACACAATACAACGCATTCAAGCGTGAGTGGCGTGCCAAACACGGTAGTGATGCCAAAGTACCTGGCTACGACAGCAAAGAATACAACGCATATTGGTGGCGTCAAGGCGATAAACAGCAAGACAATAAAAAGCAAGGTGTGGCAGAAGGCTCGGAAGAATTCAACACGGTAAAAACTTCGCCTTACAAAGCAACGCAACTGCTTGGTGGCAAATATCCAGTAGCATTTGCAATTGAAGTGTTGTGTCCAGATCAATCTGTTGTTAGCATGATCCAAAACAAAATTGGCAGAGCATATCAGGTAGAAAGAGATAATTCTATAGAAGGAAATGGAATAGGTATTGAGATTGTATCTCGGCGTTTTGAAGGTGGTCAAACTGCTCAAGCCGCATATGATCAACTACTTGACTTTATTGAACAAAATGGCGGCCAGTTCAACAGTTCAACACAAGTTACAATTTATAAACAAAAGCCAGGCATGGCAGAACAGCAACTGGATGAAAAATGCTGGGACGGCTATCAGCAACAGGGCATGAAAAACAAAAGTGGCCGCCAGGTGCCCAACTGTGTGCCTGTCACAGAAGAACTCACAACAGATCAGCAGTTTGACATGATCGAAGACATGGTAGAACAACTGGCCGAATCACATGGTGTGGATTCAGATGTGATCTGGGAAGACTTTGAGTCAGTGGATGATCACGAACTGTACGAAACAGCAGCCTGGCGCAGAAAAGAAGGCAAGAGCGCCCGGGGCGGGCTCAACGCCAAGGGTGTGGCCAGTTATCGCAGAGAGAATCCCGGATCAAAACTGCAAACAGCAGTCACAACCAAGCCGTCAAAACTCAAGCCTGGCTCCAAAGCAGCCAAACGCCGCAAATCATTCTGTGCCAGAATGGGCGGCGTAAAAGGCCCAATGAAAAAGCCCAATGGTAAACCTACCCGCAAGGCTCTGGCCCTGCGTAAATGGAACTGCTAAATGAGAGCAAGTGAATTTGTTTCAGAAGTCAAGGGTCACGATTTTATGGCAGGACACTGTCATGTGATGGCCATGGCATTGAAGCAGTTGCACCCTGATTGGCAAATACGTGCCCATGTAGGCTATGACGATGATGCTGCTGATGACACTGAGTATCGTGTGGATCATGTGTACACAGTGGCGCCAGATGGCACGGCATATGACTGCCGTGGTAGATTCGACAATGAACAACAGTTGGTGGGACCAGACACAACAGGTGGTGTTGACACACAGTATGTGAACTTTGGGCCCGAAGAGATCAAGCAGGCGATGCTGCGTGGTGAATTGAAACGGTTCACTAAACAAGACTTGGCCAATGCCATGCAG